GCAATATCACATTGTTCACCTGTTTTATCAGCGATTGAAAGTGCAACTGCTTGAGTAATTGAAGCAAAGATTTTGTTACGATTAGGAACAACTGTTGCTTTCATATTTTCTTCAGCATAGTGTCCTTCAGGTACTTCATCTCCACCTGTTACAAGTGAAGAGTTTAGTAAATCAACTAATCCGTTTAATTGGATTTGACGATAGTCAATTGGATTGAATGAAGGATGAGTTTTTGCTACTTCTAATGTAAATTCATTCAAATAATCTACTAATGATTGAGCACGTTCAAGCTCAACTCTATGTTTTTGTCCATAATCAAATGAAAGTGCAGTTACTGTATCATACTCTTTTAAGCAACGAAGTAACAATGTGGAGGAGTCCATCCCTCCGCTAAGACTAACTACTACGTGTTTTGACATAATTTATATAATTTAAATAAGCCAGGTATTTTAGAGCGTATAGGCAAACGCTATTAAAGTTCAAGATTATTAAATGCTGGTTCAATTTGCTTGTCCCAGAAATACTCTTCTTCAAAATCTACTTCTACATCAGTTTCATCTGATTCCCAGCTATCAGGTCCATTGCATTGGAAAATACCAATTGGGTAAAAAGTTTCGTCCCAGTATCTACCTGTAGCATATGCGCTATTATCATATTCTTGAAGTTGAGCAACCATATTTTTAATTAAAGTATCAGGTGGATACCAAGCTGATTCAAAAGAAACAAAATATTCATATTCATCTTCACGATACCAATCATATTTAGTAAGCCATTTTGAACCGATTCTATCAATCATATTTTCAGCATCTTGATTACCAAATTGACCAATATAATCTTCTACAGTAAAATCTTTTACAAGTTTTTCAAACCAATCAATAGTTGACATATTAGCATGTAAATGCACTTCTGTTCTACAAACGTTTGCCATTTTCTTCTTCTTTGTTTAATTTATCAAATTCTTCTTTTGACATTCCTCCCATTAACATATAAGCTTCAAAATCTATATCAAATAATCTCCAATGATTATACCACTCGTATTTCCAAACTAAACGATATTGTTCGAATGTTTTTTTGTCCATTTTTTAAAAAGGTAAGTCATCGTCTTCATCAGAAGAAGATAATACTAATTTTGCTTGTTGTTGATTTTGGAAATATTCTTTTAAAAAATCTTCAGGATAAAGCATAACTTTGCCTGTGTATTTAGGGTTAGAGATTTCTCTTATTTCTGTTTTAATGTCAGCATTTGCAGCTGCGTCCCAAACTTCTTTACCTAATTTTTCACCGGCGGCATAACCTAGGTAATCATATAAACTTAACATATTCATAACTTATAAATTATTTATTAAACGAAACATTTCAACATTATTATCAACAAGATCTAAATCAATATCTTTTAAAGGTAAATCTTGAAAATTATTCATATTAGCTTCTGGTTTTTCTGTTAAACCATAAAATTCAATTGTATTACCATCTAAAGCAGCCATAACCGGATTTGAAGTATCAATTGATTCAATACATTCAATACCTTGATACCAACCAAATTCTTGTGGTACCTGGCATCCTAATAAATGGACTCGATCGTGTTTAGTTAATGCTTTTTGTTTATATAGTGTTGAGATTACATAAACACGACCCAATGCTTTACCTAAATCTTTATTTGGATGAACGCATATATCATTGTAATAAGACGCACCATATGAATAAGCAATTTTCTTGTATCCTAAATCTTTATAAATTTGAGTACATTCAAATGCTTCATGAAGTGATTGAGCTTGAACTACTGCTACTGGAATAGTATTTTTGGGGAATTGTGCTTTAATCCACTGGCGGGCATTAACGATGGATGCTGTTTTATCTTCCCATACATCAGGAACAATAAATTCATTAGGTTGTAGTTCATGAATCCAATGTATTAGACGAGATGTGGTGTAAGCTACACCTAATTCATGAAGGGAATTATCCATGATAATATATCGACCTTCAGCTCTTGCTTTTCTAAAATATGCTAGATATTCTTCGTTTTCATCCAATAGGTGAGGTAGACAATAATCTCCATCTGTGAATTCTCGGCTGTAATCTAATAGACTAAATGGTACTTCGTGAAAAACTTTTATTTTTGATTTCATATACTAATTTTTATACCTCCAAATATACGAAGCGGAAGTTGCTTCTCCACCCTTTCTTAAAGCATTATTAATAGCTGTTGGATTTCCTTTTACAATTTTTGCTGCTTCTTCTATACTGGGGTGTTCTTGAATGAAATTACCTTGTTTATCAAATTGAAGGATAGGTTTATTATTAGAGGGTAGAGGTTTTCCTTTTTTAGATTGACTAATTTTAAGTTTATTTTCTTCACTTCTGGTTTTTCCTTTCCAATGAGAATTTTTTCTTTTTCCTAGGTTTACTTTTCCTTTTTCACTAATAAGTTTTCGAGTATTTTCATTATGAGCTTCTACTCCACCTCCTCCCGGGTTTGAATTTAAACCTTTATTATACGAATTATAAAATTCAATCCAATGTTTTTCTCGTTGTGCTAATAAATCCTCAGTATCTTCTAAAATTTCAAATACATGATTTTCAAATCCATATGTTTCAAAGGATTGATTTAATTTGGGTTGTTTTTGTGTTTTACTACTATTTTTATAATTTAACCACCTAACATGAATATTTTGAGAACATCCTATATAGACTTCCCCTTTTGGGTTTGTAATTTTATAAATTCCACTTTTTTTCATATATTCCATTTATTATAAATATGTGGAAAACAGTAAAAAATGTGGGAGACAATAAAAAAAAGCCTGCTGGTAGGCAAGCTTTTTAATAAGAGTTTTAAATTTTTACAATACTTCTTCAACATCATTGTTGATATCGATAGTCATAGGACCTCTAGCATTTGTACTCAAATCAGAAGCAAGAATCATACCTGTTTCATATTTAGGGTTTTCTTTAGCAGGGATAGCTCCAACTCTTACTTTTGTACCATCTTTAAGTTTTAAGATATCTCCATTTTTAATGTATGTATCTAAAGCATCTGAGTAAATTGAATGGGTATTTTCATTCAAAATATCCATTATTCTTTTAGCTTGGCTTTCTGTAATGGTACCAGCTAATTTATTCATTTTGATAATATCTTTCATTTGTTCAAATTTTATATTCTGGGTATAAATATATATAAAAAAGTAAAGTTTACTCTTGTTAATACATCTATTGTTTTGTTGTTTAGTTGATTGTTAAATTAAATGGTAATTTAAAGTGAGTACCATCGTCTTTAACTTCTATAATTCCTACCGAAAGACCTTTTTCTTCTTCAAATACTAGTGGAGTACAATGGTATTTTCCATTAGATGTTTCTTCAAACTTTTTAGTAACAACAATAAAGGATTTTGCTAATTCAATAGGTACTTGACTATCGAATATCTCTCCACCATGTGTTTTTAATTGGTACGTTTTTTGTGGTTGATAAACCATGATAAATGGTGCATGTGAACTACTTGGTTTACCAAATAATAATCTTTTAATTAATTTTTTCATTGTTTTTGTTATTTAAATAAATTTATCTCTCCACCAGATCTTAGTTTTTAACTTAGGCACCTTGTTTTGATTTAAGTGATTCTAAAAATTCAACAAATCCTGGCCCATAAGATTCAAATTTAATTGCTGTATTCCAACATTGTAACATTTGTTCCATATTATAGCCTTTTTGTCTTTCTTCCATTTGTTTTGCTTTACTAACAATATTTTCAAATTGTAATTGATTATTCTGATACATCTCCTTTACTTCATTAGGAAATCTTTCTGATAATTCATTTAATAACCATTGTATTGATGTTAATTGCTGTTGTTCACTCATTGTTCTTTTTTTCATAACGCTTGATATATTTGAAATAAATATAATTAAGAGATGGTGAGAGTCCAAGTCCACCTGCAATTATTGTAAAAAGATTTGGGTGCCAATGTTCACCACAAAATCCAAGGGAATGTTTAATTATTTCTACCATTTTTAAAATTTTCATATATAGAAAAAATTGCTGTTACTACTATAGCAATACATCCTACTATAAATCCTACTAATTTCATACTATTTTTTTAGGGCGACCTCTACCTCGTTTCATTTGTAAAACCTTAGGTATCGGTTCATTCTTTACTTTTTTAGGACGACCTCGTCCTCTCATATTCTTTCTATTTTCAGCAGGAGTAGTATAAAGGAATTGTTCAGCATAATTATAGAAATCTAAAATTGTACCATTGAATTTAATAAATTTTTCTTCAAGTTCTTCCTTTGTAATTCGAAAAGCATTTGTAAATGCATCATAAAGAGAAGCCATTCGAGTTGTTTCTTCTTTTTCAAAATCTTCCATCAATCGTTTGTAACGTGCAAAATCAACAGCACACAACTCAATCTGATATTGAACATCATGATGTGATAAATCAAGTTTATCTTTTGCTTGATATAAAGCTAATTGTGCTTGCCAAAAATAAGATGATGGATTAAAATCACCGTTTAAAATACGATCTTTAAGTGGTGCTCGTTTACCAAGTGGCACAACTTTATCAGTATGTGAACGCCACCACATAAATTTATTATAGTTAAGAGGTTGGAGTTTTTTAATATGCTCCATAACAACCTCTCGACTATGTCTAATAGACGATTCTTTTATAAAATTATATGTTCCCATACTTAGCTACTAAATCACGTTCTTGTTGTTCCACCTCAGCAATCTTGTTTACCAAAATTTCGTGGTATTGAACAACATCAACACGATTTGGATTTTCAGGGTGGTATTTCCATACTTCTGTAATCTCATTAGTAAGATCAATTAGGTAATTGATCACCTCAGCATGCTTGTTTTCAAATTGTTCTTGTGTCATAACTTTATTTTTATTAAATATACGAATTATTTTTTAAAATTCCAAATTTAGATTAATAACCCATTTCTTTTTGTAAATCGTATCTCTCTTTTTCAACCTCAGAGTATACATTAAGGTTTAAATAGGTATTATTCCAACTATTATGAAACAAATACTCTTTAGCCATTGCTGGAATTATAGTAAAACATATCTCTGCTTCTTCAGCTGTTAATGCCTCTTTGTTGTAAATCAACTCTTGAGCTTCTTGGAAATCATAATTTTCTAACATAACCTTTATTTTTATTATCAATCTTACATGGTAAATGTACGAAAGGGATCCGGCGAAGCCAAATCCCTTTGCAAAAGTTTTTAAGAAATTTTAAACTTGTCCTCCGTCAGTAATAGTCCAGTTATTAGGAGCATTATCTAAAGTAGCTCGTCCAGCAGCACCTGCTGCTGTATAATTGGCTGTTCCAAAAGTAATAGTTAAATTAGGTTGAACTGTTAAAAGTGACCAACCGTTATAAATTGCATTTAAATTAGCTGTGGAGAATGTTGATGGAGTTTTTCCAGACATAAAATTACTAAAATCATTAACAAGTGATATATCCCACCCACCAATATTTTGATTAAATGCAGTTGCACCTTGGAACATACCACCCATACTAGTAACAAGTGATACATCCCAACCCCCAATATTTTGATTAAATGATGTTGCACTATTAAACATACTACCCATATCAGTAACAAATGACACATCCCAAGTTGATATGTCTTGATTAAAAGATGATGCATTACTAAACATGATACTCATGTTAGTAACCTTGGATACATCCCAACTTCCAATATCTTGATTAAAAGATGATGCATTAGTGAACATAGACTGCATAGTAGTAACCTCGGATACATCCCAACTTCCAATATCTTGATTGAATGATGTTGCAAGATAAAACATATTAGACATATTAGTAACAAGTGACACATTCCAAGTTGATATGTCTTGATTAAATGATGTTGCACCAAAAAACATACTCTGCATATTAGTAACAGTAGATACATCCCAAGTTGATATATCTTGATTAAACGCAGAAGCTTGGAAAAACATAGTATTAGTAGTTAGAACTCCAGTGAGATTCCAATTTCCTATCGGACCATTAAAATTAGTACATCCTCTAAAAGTACTAGCTAATGATGTTGATGATATTGTTGGAACACTTGTTGCACTAGATACTAAATTCGAACAGCCATAAAAAGCAGAATTTGTATTAATATCCCAAACACTCCAATTAAATATTTCTAATAATTTAACAGCATCCCCAGCACCATTAAATCTCCATCCGTTTATTATTCCTGAGGTTATTGTGATATAATATTGTCCAGGTGTTGCATATGTATGGAGAGTTTCTGCTTGGTTATAAGAAGTAATAGTATTTGTTGTTCCATCACCCCAATCAATTGTAAAATTAATTACACCATTATTTGTTAAAGGTAATTGGAATTGGTTATCATTTGTAGTGGTTCCTTCCACTACATTTTCAGTATCAATTAAAAAATCACCTAAAAGGGAAGGTGTTGGTAGAGAAGTAAGTTGAGATCCTTTATTTTGGAATTGTTGGAGATGCAACTGTTGTTGCATTGATATAAAATTATCAAATTGCAGTTGTTCATGAAGATATTTTTGAGTTACTTCATTAATAGGTTTTCCAACATTATCTCCTCTTAATATAAAAGACTGCCAAGGTCCGGGATCGTTTACAAAAAACATTAGTTATACTTTTTAAATAGAGTTTATTATAAATATTTAAAAATATGTTATAGTATTATCGTCGTCATTTTTATTTTTTAAATTACTTAACTCAACACTTAATCTTTTTATTTCATTTATTTTATTATTTAATACTGAAAGTTCTTCGTTATTAAGATTATAATATTTTTTTACATCATCTATTACAGTTTCTACAGAATTATTTAATTTATTTAATGTTTCAGCTGTTTTAGGATCTAAATTAGCTATTTTAGCTTCATTCTCATCAATAAACCCATCATTATTTATATCAGATTGATCAAATACTTGTTGAATTTCTTCTTCTTCAATTACCCCATCACCATCTAAATCTAAATTTATAGGTTCGGTATCTGGTTCTTCATAAAAGAATTTTCCTGTTTTAGGATCTACCATTACTGGAACACCTTCTTGTTTGGGTTTTTCATCTACAACAGGAGATGGGTTACCATATTTATCCCATTCTATATTATCTTGAAAATCCATTAATGAAGCTTCTTCCCATTCCTTTATTTCATCTTCTAAATCATCATATGCTTCTACTACTTTTCTCATTCCATCTACATTTTCTTCTAATAAGATTTCTTTTTTAGGTTTAATTTGAGCAAAAGCAAAGTTAGCAGCAATTACTAAAGATATAGCTAGTGGGTCAAATACAAAAATAATAACAAGTAAGAACCAGTTAATAATTTTATCCATTGGTTGACCAGTTAAACCTGAAAGGTATTTTAAGGGGCCTAATTCACTTTCTGTTGTAGATGATGTTTTAACTTCTAAAATTTTAGTTTCTAAAGCAAATATAGAATCATTTACATTATCTAATTTAATAGTTAATTTTTCATCTGATTGATTAGCTTGTTCAATTTGGGAAATACTAGCTTTATTAGATCTAACTACTAAATTTCCTCTTCTATCAGTATATTGAGTTGTTGAACCTTTAGATAGTGAACCTTTTAATTCAGCTAAGGATTGTTTTTCTTTTAAAATACCATCTCTAGTATTTTCATATAATCCTTTTTTAGTTTCTAATGATAAAATTTCTTGATCAATAACACTAGCTTTATTAGCAGTAGTTTGATAAGCTGATGATAAAAATCCATAAATACCAGCCGATGTTATTAATACTAATACACAAGCTGCTACTGTAAGATAAGTTCTAAGGATTTTATTTAATTTGTTCCAATATTGATATAATAAAGAAGCAATTACTAATTTAGCAACTTCTAAAGAAGAAGCCATAATTAAAACAGCTAAACTAGCCCCAGCAAATAACATGCTGAGACCAGTTACTGAATAGAATGCTGCTGATACACTTACCGATAGTGCTGATAGAGCTATAATTAGAGGTAGTAGATATTTTTTCATGAGTTATAAATATTTTAACCGTCGCAACTTAAACAGTCAGCTGTACGTGAACCTAAATCACCTTTAATTACTGAATCTGTTCGTAGATAATATAATGTTTTAATTCCTAGTTTCCAACTTTCCATATGTACTTGATTAATCCATCTTGGAGAATCTGTTGGATCAAATGCTAAGTTTAAGGATTGAGTTTGATCAATATAACGTTGACGAACTGCGGCTTGTTGAACTAGTGCTAATTGATTTACTTCAGGAAATGTTAAGAATACTTCTTTTTCATCTTCTGTTAAAATATCACTAGGTAAATTTTGAACTGAACCATTATCTGCTAAGATTTGATCCCATACTCTATTATTATTTTTACCTTTTGATTCAAGTAATTTTTCTAATTCAGGATTTTTAACAATAAATGTTCCTTTAGCACCATTAAATACATAAACATTTGCTGGTTGGGGTTCAATACCTGCAGAACAAGCATTAATACGAGAATTTGATACTGTAGGAGCAATAGCTAATAGGTGAGTATTTCTCATACCTGTATTTTTACACCAAAGTGGTTCTCCATATTCTACAGCTAATTTACGTGATGCGGCTTCTGCTTTAACTTTAATATCACTAAAGATTGTATGAGTCCAAGCTGTTGAGGCAATTGAGTTAAATGGCAAGTTTTTTTGTTGTAAAAATGTATGCCAACCCATTACACCTAATCCAAGTGCACGACCTTTTTTAGCATGTCTATGTGAACGAATCATAGAATCTTTACCATTTGTTTTAACAATAAATTCTTCCATTACTCCGTCTAAGAAATAAACTGCTGTTTCAACTACATCTGTATCTTTCCACTCATCATACTTAGCTAAATTAAGTGAACTTAAACAACAAATAAATGAATGTTCCTCATCAGTATGTAATGTAATTTCAGTACAAATATTAGTCATACTAACATCAAGGTTATTCATTCTATATGCTAAAGGATTATCTTTATTAACATTATCCTTAAACATAATATATGGTTCTCCTGTCTCTACACGCGATTTAAGAATTTCTAACCACAGCGACATAGCTTCACTATCACGGTCATTTAAACGCTTCATAAACGCATCATCAACAACTACACACTGGTGTAGATTAAGGCATTGTCTGTTAGGATCACCTTTAGGTCTACGAATTTGTAAAAATTCTTTAATATCAATATGATTAATATCTAGATTTACAGATGCGGCTCCCCTACGTACTGAACCTTGATTGGTTGCAATAATAGTTGAATCGTAAATTTTAGCCCAAGGAACTACTCCTTCAGATTTTCCGTTTCCGGTAATGTTTGATCCTCTACCTCTAATTCTTGAGAGGGAAATTCCAACTCCACCTCCGTAAGAGGTAAGTCGCATAAGTTCAGCGTTCGTAAGGCCAATACCTCTGATTGAATCTGGAGTATCGATGCCAAAGCAGCTGATCGGCAATCCGCGGTCTGTCCCTGTGTTTGAGAGTACAGGGCTAGCCAATCCAATCCAGCCATTCCAAATGTATTTAAAAAATTTATTTTCTAAGTCAGGACGATTTAAACGCATCGCCACAGCGTGTGCTACTCTTCTGTAGGCTTTTTTAGGTGTTTCACCTGGTAAGAGATAACCTTTAGAAATAGTACTAAGAGCTACTTCATCAAAATATTCAGGGAAATCCTTACCACGTTCCCACTGTGTATAATTTACTGCTAAATTGTTATCCATTTTTTATTAAAATATTGATTCATCCCAAGTCAAATGACCTTTAGAATAGTTAGTTACACGATTTGCAAAGAAGTCTGTGTGTTGTTTTCCAGCTGAGAGGTGATCAAACCATTTCATTCTTTCAACTGCTGTCATATCTACATTTGAAATAATTGGTTTATATCCTAAATCACCTAATTTAGTATTTACTCTATTTTTGATAAAATGTTCTAAATCATATTTTGAGCAACCTTCCAAATCACCAAGTTCATAAACTTTATTAATAAAATCAAGTTCAAGTTTAAGAGAAAGTAATGCCGCTTCATTAATTGCTGCTTCTAATTCCTTAGTTTTAAGTTTAGGATTTTCTTGTACTAATGTTCTGAATAACCAGCATCCAGCTTCTGAATGGAGAGATTCATCACGAATAGACCACTCAACAATTTGACCAACACCCTTAAGTTTATTACGCATTTTAAAACTTAATAATACTGCAAATGAAGAGAACAAATTAACACCTTCTGTAAATGCTGAAAAAATTGCTAATGATTTAGCTACTTCGTGCCAATCTGTTTCACCTTGAAAACTATCTCTTGCATCCATCAAATTCTGAATTTTAGCCATTGTAGCTTCATCTTCTAGGAATTCATCAAAATTATCAAGACCTAAAGTTTCGTTTAGTAATGAATAAGCTTCAGCATGAATTGTTTCAAAAGCACCAAATGTAGTAGCCATCATTATAATTTCAGGTTTACGGAACCATTTAGTTACTAATCCTGACCAATAGTCATTTACTACTGTTTCTGTTTGAGCAAATCCTTTTAAAATAGACCCAATAATATTTTTCTCGGTTTTATTTAAATTTGAATTCCAGTCTGTTAAATCTGACATCATAGGTACTTCTGTGTGTAACCAATGTGCTTGTTGTTGTTTGAGCCAATAATCTGCTGCTTCTTGGTATTCAAACGGTTTATATATTAACCGAGGTTTTGTAATATTTGTCATAGTTTTAATTAAACGTTACTTAATTCAAAAAATTTGTTGCGTAATTCCTTTTTATCCATATAATCTACGGTATTAAAAGTTGGAGTAGTTGAATTGGATGTTGATTCTTCCTCATCATCCTCTACACGTTCAGAAACCTCAAAATGACCTGTGGAAGTATCAGCTTTTACATTAAAACTCATTCCATCCATACCATATCTATTTTTCATAATGTGAAATCTTCCTGTTCCATTAACTTTATCTTGACGTTTTCTTGATAAAGATATTGCAACATCAGTAACCATCATTTTATCATATGATCCTGCTGCTTTATCTCCTTCAATAATATCGTCTTTTGCACCTGCACGGTTTACTTGAGAAACAGACCAAATAGGTAATTGTAATTCTCTAGCAAGGGCTTTAGTGCTAATATAAATATCATCTATTTCATCTTTACGCTCACGATTATTTTTCTTTGAACGAAGGAGATCTACATAGTCAATAATTACTAAATCAGGTTTAAAATCTTGATCAATACATTTTTTAATATGTGATTCTATTGTTGTAATTGATGCCTTTCCTGGTGAATATTCTTTAATAATTAATTGTCCTTGTAATTCTGCAATTACTTCTTCTACATTAGTTCTATATTTCTTTTCTGTAATTCTATTTACTGGGATATTTGTAAAGAAAGAGTCATAACGGCGTCCAACATAATCTTCTCCTAATTCAAGAGTGTAATGCAAAACATTATAACCCATTTTAACAGCATAACCACCTAATGCAACAAGAGTCCATGATTTACCACCACCTGGGTTTCCAAAAATTAAACCAAAATCGCCATTTCCTAATCCACCTTGTAATAGAGTATTAAAAGCATCCCAAGGACAAGGTACTACAGTTCTATGATCTTCTCTATAACGAGATTCAACTTCTTTGTTATACTCATGACCTACATTTTTGTCTTGTCCCGATTTTAATGCGTTATCAATTAATGAACGAATAGTATCATAATCTCCGGCATTAAGGAAATTAACGCTGCTTAACAACGCTGTTTTTAATTGTTGGTTTTTACAAAAATTTGAAAATTCTTCTTCAATATATTTTAAATCTTCATCGGATGCTTTATAAGCTTCACGAAGTTGTTCTTTAACTGCTACTTGAAGTACTTCATTATCAATTTTTTTCAATTCTACTTTCAACACATCCATTGAAGGACAAGTATGGTATTTTTGATAATATTTTAGGATTTCTTTAATAACCCATTTGTGTGCTTGATTGTCAAAATATTCTTCACTAAGAACATCATGGATATTCAATAAGAATTCCTTATGTGTTAATAATGATGATAATACTTTAATCTGGAATCCAATCCCATATTGGGATAAATTGCTTAGTGTCATATAACTTATTTATTAAAACTGTTTAATACTTTAAATGTGTCGTTAACCCAAAACTCAACGTTTTTGATTAAATGGCCCAAACCATCATCGTGGTAAAATCGTAAAAAGGCCTCAGTATTCAAAACTAAAGTATCATCTTCGGCAAATGCCTCTAAAAACTCTTTATCATTATCATCTAATAAAGGTTTCTTTAAATTCATGATTTTATAATTTTGCTCTAGTCTATCACGCTCAAAAGCGATACGAGCATATACCACGTGTTCTTTATGTTTTTGTTCAGAAATTTCGAATAATTCATCTAGTGTTAATACTCGTTCAGCCAACTCAGGAAATTTCTTCATTAAACCTTTTGCTCCCAACCCTTTTACTCCTGGGATTTTATCAGAATTATCTCCTAATAACATTTTATACAAAATAAAATTATCGGCTAATACACCGAATTTTTCTTCAACGGTGGATTTGGTGTAATATTCCCGTTCTATCGGTCTATACACTATAACATCGTCATTAATTAATTGTATAAAGTCTTTATCAGACGATACTATAAAACATTTAGAATTATATTTTTTAGGTAAAATATCACTATAATAAGCAATAATATCATCTGCCTCTGCTTTATCAATTGCAACTGTTTTAACAGGTAGACATTTTAGATAATGAGCGATACGTACAATCTGAGTGATTTTAGCATCATCTTCATCTTCTAAATCTTCAAATACTTCCCAATTTGTAATTCGAGCCAGGTTACGACCTGACTTGTACTCTGGGAGTAGGTTCTTCCTATTTGTGGAAGAACCCATTCCGTCGAATACTACAAATACTGATGTTGGTTGGATTTGATTAATTAAGGATCCTAATGAACGCATAAAACCACCTAAACCTCCTACATGTACACCCTGAGAGTTTACAATGTTCATCATGGCAAAATTTCTAAAAAATAAATTTAAACCATCAATAAGGAGTACTCTATCGTATCTATTTGAGGAGGGTGTTTCCTGCTCCTCTACTAGATTGTCAAGGAGTTTAAGTAATTCGTTTCTTTTCATATTAATCCGGTTCTTGTGTGAAGATATTTTCAGGTTCAAAATTGTCTTGTTCCTCAAAAATGTCGAAATCCATACCTCCAAGTACTTTCATCCATTCAGATGCATGTGCATCTTTGTATGCTTTAAGTTCCTTATCAGTATCGTTAATGAATCCGTGTGGAGTCATAATAATTTTTCCTCTTGATTGTACACCATTAATGTGGTTTTTATCAATTTGGATGTTTGTACGTTTAGCAAATTCAACTTGCTTACCATCTTTAATCGCTTTGATTTTAGATGTACCTGCATTTGAAATGTTACCAAATGTTACTACGAATGTAGCATCAAACCACATTGCAAATCCACCTTTGTTCATCAACTTTGGTTGACCCATTGGTACCTCTGCTTTTGCAGTCCATACTTTATTAACACATACTAATGTATTAGTGTATGGTGATGATTCTTTACGTGATAACGTCATTTTCTGGTTAACATTGTTACCAAATTGGGTTGACATTGCTCCAGCATTCCATTCATTATTATTTTTATTTGATTTTACAGACATTTCACAAGGAATTGATCCAATTGAATCCCATAGGAACAATAGATCATAAGGTAAATTACCTTTTTTCTGTTCATCTAATAAATCTAAAACAAATGCTGCTACGTCTTCAATAGTATGTAATGTTTCACGGTCAACATAGATAAAGTTACCTTCGTAATTTAATACTTCACCTGTTTCTTCGTCTACAATTTCATCTACATGAAGACCCATTTGAACAGCATGTTCCCAATTCCATTTCATCTCAGTTACAATAAACACAGGTAAAACTCTCATTTTCTGAGCTGAAACCGCTGCTTCAATCATAGCGGTTGTTTTACCTGTATCACTGTGTCCGCGAAGAAGTACAATGTGGCCCATTGGAATACCTGGTACTGAGGTTACATCCTGGAATGCAGGGCTCAGTGGGATCCATTTTTGCTCTTTAAACTTTACGTTTGAATTAAGCATTTTCTTTTCCTTAAACTTAGTTAAATCAAATTTAGATTTAAGTTCAGAGGAGAGAGCAGCCGTTAGCGATTCGCTTTTTTTACCTCTTGCCATGTGTGTTTAGATTAAAATGGTAAATCGTCGTCTTCTTCAAATAAAGCATCAAATTTATCTGCTTTACTTGCTTGTTCTTTTACCGGGGTTTTGATTGAATAAGCTTTAGAAGGTTTTTCAACAACAACTTCTTCTTTTTCATCATCAATAATAGCACCTTCTTCATACTCATCTTCAGGAGTCAACCATTCTTGAAGTGCTTGCTTCATTTCATCATATGAGTATTTTTTAAATACTTCCATAGGGTTAGGTTGATTGTCCAACAATGCTTCGATAGTTGCTTTGTCTTCAGCCAATAAAGTTTCTTTAACTTTAGGCATAATAGTTGTTTTGTTGTAGTTTGTACCTGTTACTTCAGGACCTACAGTAGTCAATGTAATATCACGACCATTCATTACGTCTGTGAAATCACCTACATCCTCGTTATCTGCAAGATTCAAGAAATCCATATACAATTCCTTACCAAATTGCCACAACTTAACACCTTCAGATTCTTCGCCACGTACAAGTACAGGAACAAAAATACGCATTTTAGGATCAAGTTTTTTAGCTAAACGCCAGTTTTCCTTGTCGCTAGTAGTACGCAATTGTTTTGCAAATTCTACGATTGGATCTTTTTCACCAAAGTTAATTGGAGACACCATAGTGTTTTTTCCAATACCATAATGGAAATACATTTCGGTGAATGGGTTTTTCTTGTTGTACTTGGAAGGTACTACACGGACTATTTGTTTACCTACTGAGGGTTTCCAAAAGACAGATTTTTTTTCTCCGCCGCCTTTACCGGATTGTTTTGACTGCATTGCAGACAGTCGGTTTCTCATTTCATTTAAATCCATAACTAATCAATTAATGTTTGTAACATAAATATAATAACCATTTTACCGATTACCAAATTAAAGTTCAATAATCTTGTAAACTTTTGTATTAAGTTGTTTAAGGTCCCCATTCTGGGTTAGGAGAATACAATTTTGATAGTGTTGCCAGTTAACTTTATAGTTAGTATCAACTACTCCACCATTTAATTTTTTAATTAAATCGTTTAGGGCATTAATTGTATATAGGGTATTTGTTTCTTTCTTGCGATGTACTAGAATCGTATTTAAAGGAATGTTACTTACATTAGCTTGTTCAACATTATATGTAATAACATATTCACCTGTGCTTTTGACAAATAAAACAAACATTTTATTGTACATAATTGAATATGCTTTCGATATACTCGTAACCATATCTTCAAGCACATCCTCATCCACGAACGTACAAAATAACTTGTTGTTCAAATCTTTAGTATTTAGTTGGGTTTTCTCCCAATAAATATTATAATGTGTGTCAAAAGTCATAACTGCGTCCATTTTTAACCTTTATTTTAAGTTTTCTTTTATCAAATATATTTTTTATATCTTCCATCAAATTTTCATCCGCAGCATAATCAAATAAAAAACTATCGTACGTATATAATACTATTTTAGTTTTCTTGCCTTTCAACAATTTATGGATATCCATCAAGATACAAACATTGGTTGCTGTTTCCAAGTTTTGTAAAACATAATTAAACAACTTTTGTGGATTCATGTTATCCAGCTCACTCTTTTTAAAGCAATAACTTGAACCCGGTACGATAACTTGACCGGAGTTATTAAACTCATCCCAAGTTATTGTTATAAATTTCTTTATTTGTTGAAAAAATTCAAGGTGCTCATATTCCTTAAATACGCCTCCGTATAGTTGTTTAAACGTAAGTTCTTTAGCTTCTTTATAACTCGTTCCATACATGTCGGCAAAGACTTGGTGAACATCCTGTCCATCAAAATCAAAGGAAACCAAATTGGCAGCAAGGTTAGGATGATATGCACTAATATCGAGCTCAATAAATTCATCGTTTTGTGGTATGAAGCTCTTTCTAGCGCCCGACTCTTTATTTAATGCTGCAAAGTTAACGCCATTAAAAGAGTTACTTGGTCGTTTTGTTGTTGTAAAAAGGTTATAATGTGTAAAAACCTTATTGCTACCAACTGAATAGAGTGGATTAGTTGGTTTGAAGTGTTGATTAAAAACTGTTTCATCTATTTTTATCCCGTTATTTTCGATTCCAAAGAATGCGAGTGTTGTTTTGTTGTTATAAAAATCATAATACTCCGGTAAATCTTGAGTAAAATGTTGTTTTACTTTATTATAAATATTTTCACAATACTCATAATGTTTAACTACCGGCACAATCTTGTTGATTTCTTTATTGTCCGGATACTTGTTATAAAAATATGTGTGAGTTGGTGTTGGGTCTTGTATATACGGAGGAGTAAGTATGTTTACGTCGCGCAAGCCCTTAATTTGAAAATAATATAGTGCATTTTTTTTATCACGCACCCACAACCATTCTATATTGTGTAATAACGCATCTATATGCGTTTTACTAACGGATAATGTCTCGCTGTGGGCGACACATAACATATACCCTTTTTGTTCTATAGACGGTCTAAAATATATTAAAGACACATCATTAAGTGTAGGATGTATGTTATTATGATAAGGAATTATTTCAATGAATGCCTCCTTATATTGTTTATTTATCAAATATTCAATTTGATTTTGAGTCTCTATTAACCAGAACATTTATTATAACCATTTTGTAATAATATAAAACCTATTTATAAAATATCCAAGTTTAGCTTTGATAAAATTTAATATAATTTTCTCTTAAAAATAAAGACAAGCCATTAAAACCATTTTTTTCTTCTAATTTAACTATTCTTCTATTAGTGTTAAGTACTTTTTCTATATTTCCACTAATTTGCCAAGGTAAAGCTACTGTTTTATATAATTGCCATAAATACTCATCATTGTGGGAAGACATATTGTCAAAAGTCTTTTTATTTATTTCAATAAATTTTGAAGCATTAACTTGTTTAGCAAAATATCTTGTAAAGTATCCTATCTCATATTCTTGACTAGTAGGTTCTGGGTAAAAAGGGATGGGTACTTGTTTATTTGTAGGAATTTCGTCTAGGTTTTGAATGTAAGTATTAACAGATCCTGTACTTACAAACGATGTTTGGATTTCAGTAAATAGTCCTTGGGTTGGGATAGGTACTAAGTCTAATGGGTCTATTAATTCATCAGGATATTGTCTTGCTTGTGGAGTAGCTCCTAAATATCTTTGTCCTGTGGATAATTTATAATAAGGGCCTACATATGGAGATAAATCCGATGCCTTAACCAACTCTCCATTAGAGAATAAATCTGTTTGGATTTTTGTTTTAGGATAGTAAGGCATTTAATTTATTGTTGGTTTTGAATTGAATATTTTCTATTAGAACTTACTGTAAGACTTTCAATTTTAGTTTCCCATTTATTATCTTTAATAGAATGAGAAATACCTTTAATTAAAAAATCAATAACTCCAGTTTTATTACTAGCTGTGTTGGGTCTATAACTATAAGGAAGAATTTGTTCTGTAATTGAAAAACGCTCATAATTTCTCATACCTGAAAGTCCATCCATAGAAAGGGATAAATTAAAAGGAATAAAAAATGGTGAGGGCATATTACCTTCCAAAGCATCGTTACCTGTTAGATATAAAGCAATATCTCTATTTGCTGATCTAATAGAATCAATAGTATCTTTAGAATAAAATTTATCTTTATATAAAGAATTTATAACTTTTTGAACTGCTTGTAAATTTTGTTGAAATATTATTTTAGGATCTGCTTTACCTGTTTGTGCTCCTTCAATACTATCTTTATCTAATTTTAGAGTAATTAATCTATCTGTAAGACCTTTATTTAGTTTAGATAATCCAGTAGCATTTTCACCAACTATGTTTCCAGAAGCTTGAGCTGAAATTGTAGCCATTGCTGCCATATTAGGGGGTAATTGGACTTGAAAATCTACATTTTTTATAAAACTACCGTAAGGTGTATTTTCTGTACCTATTCCATATACTTGGAATACCGCCATTTCATTTCTTTTTTGTTCAGCTGCGTTTATTAATTCTTCAACTCTTTCTATACTGCTTCCTTCAATAATTTTTAATTTATTTGCTTCAGCATCAAAAACGGGTTCTAATTTATTAACATTTCCAAGGGCATCATTTATATCATTAAATAATGATGTTAAAAAATTAAGTAAACTAGTTTTTCCATTGGCGTCTGTATTTTTATCAACACAACCTGCGGCATGATCTAGATTAACATATAAATTCATTAATTTAGCAGCATATTGATTGTTTGGATCATTTACAAAATAAGGTGAAACTGCTTGTAAATCACTAAGAACATCCCATTTAATTTCTGTAGGAGTTGATTTTCCATCTTTATCTACAACTGAAAAGGTATTGTTGTATTTACTTGGTATCACACATATTTTTGGGTCTGCTGAAAATTGTGCTGGGAATCTTAAACAAAAATTATTTTCAACCTCTGTATCTATTTCAAATATAGGATTTGAAGATGGAGGAGGTGTTTGTGATCCTGTAGGGGTTTGAATAACAGTAGTGTCTGATTGGGGTTGGTCGTTAGTTTTAAATGTTATAGCGTTTGGATCATATTTTTTAGTAGAATCATAAACTAAAAGGTTATTTTGAATCCATTCTAATAAATAACCTAATCGTACATAATAAAAATTTAAACTTAATTTTGAAGTTCCTGTAGATGAAGGATTTGAAGAATCTGCGGTAAATGTAAGTTTATAAAGATTACCTTTATTTCCTCCTGCTATTGCTTCTTGTCTCCAATTATATAATTGAAGATTTAAAATAGTTTTATTTTTTGTTTCTACGGAAGTTATAGGAGATAAAGAACGAATTTCTTCATCTCGTTTTAATTTTTGAGAAGCAGCATCTAAACCTTTTCTTTTAGCTTCATTTTCTTTTTTCTTTTTTTCTGCTTCTTTTTGAGCATCTTCTTCTGCTTTTCCTAGATTTTGTTTATCAATAGAATTAATAATTGAAATAATCTCGTTAGCTTGCTTTATAAGATATTTTTTATCAGCTTCATATATTTCATCCCATCGAACTTCAGGTTCTTCACGTATCCATGTAGATTTCCAACTGTAAACATCTGATTTGAATTGGGTGATGGTATCTTTGGCGGAGGTGTTTGAGTTTTTGTCTGCGGAAACTTGAATGTTTAAAGTTTTAGTAGTTCTTTTTATATTTCTACTAGCTTCTATAGCTTCAGCATCATTTAAACCAATATCTCTTTGTCTTGGGAAAAGATTTGCTCTATTTTTTATATTTCTTATATAACCAGCTATTTTATCATTAGCATTTTTTACTTTTTCTTGGGTTGTTGCTCCAACGGCTTGAGCAGTTCCATCTATTTCTTGGTCAGCAGCATCTATAGCTTTATATTGGCTATCTATATTTGCTTGTTTTTTAGCAGCTAATTGAGAAGGGGTAAGTTCTGTTTTATTAGTAACAATTCCTGCTTTGTTAATTTTAAGAGATTCAATTATATCTCCTAAACCTACTAAATTTAAATCAATATCGTATGAACCATCATCATTAAATTTCCAAGTAAAATTAGTGACTTTACCTAACATTGCATCATAATTATAACTATCTTCCTCTCGTTGTTTGTGAATAGCTTCTATTATATTTTGTTGGGTTGAACCTTCTTTAAAAAATAATTCAAAGGGTTTAGTTACAAATTCATTTCTTGTTTTTAAAGGATTATTATTATTTGTATTTGCTGCTAGTTTATTATCTAACCAAATATTATGACCCCATTCTAAAAGCATTGTGTAACCAATTCTAAAATATAAAGCATCAAATATTTGAAGTTGTTCTACTGAAAATACTTTAATTTTTACTGAAGCTTTAGCAAGTGCTCCTCTATTATAAAAACTTACATCAGCCGATTCAATCATAGGCATAGGAACAAAACCTTTAGAGGAAATACCTCCCCATCCATAAGCAGCAATTGTACTTACATAATCATAAGCTCCACTCCCACCATTATCTACAATACCAAATTTAAATTTAGGATTTAATTTATCATCTACACCAACTGTACCTCCAAATAAAACACAAGCTTTAGCAAGTTCCATTCCTGTAAGATTTTCATTGATACCTCTTTCTTTTAATTGGTTTTTTCCTTGAGATAATAAATCACTAGTGGCTCTTTCTTGTGCTGCTGTATCATTTACTGTACTTCCTGAGACTTGGACATCAATAGGTGAAGAACTAGTTCCTACGTTAATAGAAGATGCTAATCGTAAAAATGCATTAACATTATTTCCATAAACTATATGAGAATCATTTTTATATCGTGCTCCTAAATAGTTTTGTCTATATATTATTTGATCAGTAACGCCTTTATCAAAAACCTCACCTGTAATGTTTCCATTTTTTGGCATATTATATTCTATTTAATGTATTAAAAAGAGTTTTAGCAAGTGATACATTATACGGAATTCTTATTTCAAGTCCAACAGGAATAAAAAGAGAATTTTGAGGAATTATATCTGGGTTACCTGAAGCTATAATCCACCATAAATTTACATCGCCATAAAATTGTTGGGCTAATAAATCTAATCTATCTCCTAAAGTTGTATAAGCATAAGTATCATTAATGTCATTAGGTAATTCTGGGTATCTTATACTTTTTTGAATTGGAATAGTTTTATTTCCACCTAATTCTATAAAGGGAACTAATAAATTATTATCATATCTACTCATTACTATTAAATATTAGTTGATGAAGGAGATGTAGTATTTTTATATCCTCCAGAATTATTATTTGGATCTCCTGTTTTACCAAATGATATAAACGGAGCATTTACTTGAGTACCATCTATTTCTATAGGTGCATCTGAGGATGGTAAAATAAATTTATCACTAACAGTTTGAGGAATAAAATTATGAATTGGTGTAAATTTAATACTTTTAATTTCAATTAATTTAGGCATAATATAACCATTTGGTTCTGGGGTACCAAATTCAGTTCTAGCTATATCCCAACCTGCTTCATCGGGAAAATCAAAATTAATACCTCTAATTATGCCTGGAAGATCTGTAATATAATCCCCAATAGTAATTTTAACTAAATTACCACGCATAAAACCACCTTGTGTATAATCAGGTGCCATCAATGATGCTAGATAATTTAATTTACTATATACGGCAGATTGTTCATCTTTTGACATTACAGGAACTTGTAAACTAAATCCTAAATCTCTACTAAAACCTCCATATGAATAAAATTTTTCTCCTCTACCCATATATTTTATTTCATTCCAATCAGCTCCATAATTATCTGAAAGTCCAGTTAAATAGGCTCTAAAATGAATATAAGTATTATTTCCTGAACCATCATTATTGATCTTTTGAATATAAAAAGGGACAGTATCAGTTAAATAAGCATCCTCAGGACCTGTTGAACTTTGATATAAAGGACTTACAGTAATTGAATCTGTACGTTTAGCACTTCGTGCGGCTGCCCCCGCTGCTCTGCGTTCTGCGTTATTTTTAAAAGTTGCAGGTTCACCATAAGTACTTTCACGAGTAAAAGTTGGATTTAATCCAAAACTAAAAGTATTTCTAACATTTACACCTGTAGGTGCTAATGCAGTATTAGCAACATATGATCCTGGGTTGATAAATTGGTAACGTCTTACATCACTTCCATATTGTCGAATATTTTGTGTAAGAAGTAAAGCTTGTTGTTTAGCAAGAAATTGTAAACCTTGTTCAGTAATTAAAAATTTACTAATTCGTTCAGTATCCTGAAAGGTAGATCTAGATAATACACCTTGTCCTCTATAAAGACCATCAATAAGTGTTTGAGGTGTTTGTTGACTATCTAAAGAAGGTAATGGTGTTGTAATTAATGGCTTAGATTTTGATCCATTACCTGCAACTCCTGCATCTCCCGGGGTTCCTGCTTCCCAGGAAACTTCCCTAGGGTTATAGGTATAACCTTTGCCTCTGTAAAATTTAAAGGATCCTGGTTCTGTAAGGAGTGTTACTAAGCCCATTAACTATTATCTCGGTTGATTTGCAGTGTATTTTGTTGGTTCTGATGCTAGATCTAATTGGGATGCTGCTTTATATTGTTTTTCCAATTTTGATTTTTGTTGGTCTTCGATTTTTGGAGTTTGTCCAAATAAACTCAACGTGCTTTTTTTTAATAAGTCTAAGATTGCCATAGTTTTTTTGTTTATAAATATTAAAAATTAAAAATTATTGTTGTTTATAGTTAGATAAAGCTAATGTAGTTCCTACTTTATTTCCGTCAATCATTACTACACCTTCTTTTCCTAAAATTTGTTGTAATAAAGATGATACTCTTTGGAGTTCTGCTACTACAGCATTATTATCTCCACCACCACCACCTTTTTTATTTTTATTAAATAAATCAGTTCCAGCAATTACGTCATCTCTATCATTTAATTGGATAGCACCTTCTGGACCTAGTAATGTTCTTTTTCCATATCCTCCTTCTGAATAAACGTCATTACCTTTAGCTTTTTGTTCTTGAGAATTAAAATATAGTGCAGCAGCAGCTCCAGCAGCTAAGGCTATACCAGCAGCAACACCTAAGGTGGCAGCAGACATACCTGTTACTTGAGCAACTGCTTTTAAAGCTTGTGCTGCAGCTTCTCTAATTCCTAATAATATTCTTCTACCTAAAGATGCTTCTTCTTTTGAGTTTAATCCAGCAATAACTATTTTTACTGCTTGAATACCTTTTTGTATACCTTCATATATAGCTGTAGCTTTATTAATGGCTAACTGAGTGAATTGGATAGCTTTCATAGTTAAATAAAAACCTCCTACGGCAGTTGCTATTATTCCAATAGTTTTTTCCATTGTTGTAAATTCTTGATTACCTTCAAATAATTTACTTATTAAACTACCTATTGAACCTACTATTTCTACTATTATATCTTTAACACTAACAATAACGGGGTAAATTTTATCCCATAATGAAGAAATTACAGGCATTAAATCCATTGCTAAGTTTTTTAACATTTCAAATATTGGAGTAACAAATTCTTTAACACCTTCAAAAGCACTTTTAATACCTTCGGTCATTATTTTAACATTACCTGTATTTGTAAGCCATTCTTTTACTCCTTCAAAAATAGGCCAAACAATTTTCCATAATTCTGTAAATAAAGTATTAATTATAGGCATAAGGGCTATTGCTATTTCATTCATAGCAGATTCAAATTGTTGATACATTGCTCCTAAAGGACCCATTGATGCTTTTCTAGCATCTTCTTCGTTTTTTATAGCTTCAGCAAGTGATGCCATAGAAGTCATAGCAGCTACTCCTTGTTTTTGAAGATCTAAAGTATCTTGATTTGAAGCTTCATTTTTCTTTTGATTAGATAACATATCAGCTAAGGAATCACCATTCATACCTAATGCTTTACCTAAAGCATCTTGTTGAAGACGATTCATTTTACTAAATTCAGCAGCTGTAACTCCTTGTTCAGCTAAAGCTGCCATTAAATCTTCATTTTTACCATTTAAAGCTGCTTCTCTTGCTTTTTCAAGATTTAATTCTTTACCTGTTAATAATTCTGCTTCCATTTCAGCAGCAATTGAGTCTTCAATATTTAATAAAGCATTTGCTATACTTTCAACTTGTTCCATTTCAAGACCTAATTTTTTAGCTTGAACAACAGCTGATGTAATAGCTTTTCCGGATCCTTGGAAACTTAAAGCAACACGGCTAGAGACTTTAGATACACCTTCCATTACCGATTTCATACTTACATTTACTTTTAAACTTTTAAGAGATTCTTGAGCTTGTGTAGCAATTTCTTCAGCCACATGGCCTGCTTCTTCACCTGTAAGTTTTGAAATATTGTATATTTTGCCTAAAACATCTCCACTTACACCTCCATGAACATTTAGTTTCATAAAGGTTTTCATTGTTTCGGCACCTAGCTTTTCAGTTCCTTGGATTTGACCATAAATAGCACCTGCAGCAGCGGTTGCTTGATCATGAGTCATACCCATAGCACCACCTATTCCTCTTGCTTCTCCGGCTACTTTAGCACCCATTGATGCTGAAAGTCCTAATTCTCTAGTTAAATTAGCTGTTTCCTGGCTAATTTCTGCCATAAAATCACGGGCTTCTCTACCCATTTCCTTAAACTTACCGAATAAAGAAGTAGCCATTCCTATTAAAGCTAAAGGACCTAAAGCAGATTTTAAAGCTGTACCAAAGGCAGCAATACCTACTCTCATTTTACCAAAAACACCTAATGCTTTTTTACCACCATCCGTTAATTCATAAGTTAAATCTTTTGCTTTTTGGGCAGCAGCATCTAATCCTAATTTTTTACCTAAATCACCAAAACCTAATTTTTCTAAAAGTTTATTAGCTCCCATTAATGATGAAGTAAATAAACTTTGAGATTTAACTAAATTTTCTTGATAAGTTTGTTGAGTTTTTAAAAATTCGTTATTTCCTTCTAATGCTTTTGAAGTTTCTTGTAATAACATGTATTGTTTTTCTTCAGCTGAAAGATTTTCTAGTTGGGTAGATAGACCTTTTTGACGGGAATATAATTGTTTTGCTAAAGTATCTGCTTGTTCTTTAGCTCCTTTAACACCTAATTCTTCTTGTTTTCTTAAATCTTCTAAGATTTTTTTAGAATTAGCTAAACCTTTTTCTTGGTTTTTAATAAATTCTATTCTTTTTTTCCCAGTATTACCTATTTCTTTTTCAAGATTAAGTTGAGTCCTTGCTACTTCATTTTGTAATTTTTTATTTTTGGCAATATCTTTTTCTACATCTTTAAGAGTATTATATTCGGATGATAAAGATTGGGTTAAATTAACTGCTTTTTTAGTTAAATCAGCTGATAATTTGTCTTGGGTAAATTTATCTTTTGCGTTTTTAACTAAAAAAGACATCTTATCATTTAGAGTAGATACAAGATTTATTTGTTCCGATAATGCTTTATTAGCATCCTCTATATTTTGTCTTTGTATTTGATCTTTATTAGCCATCAATATTTAATATATGTAATAAATATTAAAGGGTATCAAATTTTTGATACCCCTTATATTTTATTTTAATTTACCTTTATCAGGATTAACCCAATCTAAAGTTGTTTTTCCATTTTTACCGGAAGCTTTATTGTAAGCTTCTTGTTGAGATTTATTTTCTTGATCTATTGAATCTTGAATAAATCTAAAAGTAATATTTCTTAACCAAATAGGCATGTTATATATAGTATTATAATCATAACCTCCACGACCATAAAATACTATTTCATGTATTTGTTTAAAAAGTCGATATCTATACTCTTGCGTCAGGCCAAAAAAACTGTACCTGTACAGGTACCGCGACCTCCTCTTCGCCATTCGGAGTTTCATAAATAAAACTCATTTTAACATCTGGTTGGTATGTTTTAATATGGGTTCTAAATGCCGATGAATCTTTAGCTAACATGTAATTATCTACAAATTCACGAATTACTTTTTTATCGGTTTCACCATCTACAGAAAGGATTTGGTGTTTTAAACGAGTTGAAATATCAGCAGATGAATTTTTATTAATACGTTTCATACCTTTAATATCAGCTTCAATTGCTTTTTCATCTCCAGCTGTAAGATATTTAAATGTAATTTTGTTTTTGGAAAAAGGTAATTCATATTCAAATTCATTTACTCCTTTTTCAACTTTTTCTTCATCTAATTCTATAGAAGGTAATTCTGAAAGATCTATTGTGATTTCTTCTCCATTATAATTAAAAGGATAATCTTTACCATAACCTAAAATACGAGCTGCTACCATGATTGCATTTTTATCACCAATTAAAAGATCATCCCAATTAAATTTAGTTATTACAAGAGATTGTAATAATTTATCAATTACTATGCCTTGTTTGATATAATTAAGATTAGTTAAGATATCTTCTTCTTTCGCGGTCATATATTTAATTTCAATAGTTCCGCTTGATAAGGGATGACCTTCAGGATACAATAAACCTTTTGAAGGTAATTCTACAGTTTCTGTAGGGAATTTAAATTTTTGTTCTTGCATAAATATTTTTTTATAACTTTGTTATCGTATATAAATATATGAAAAAAAAAGAAGCTCGCAAAAATTTGCGAGCTCTTTTAATTTTCTTTTTATCTATTAGAAGTTCAATACACAATAATCAGGTTGAACTACCATTGTAAGGTTTACTGCAGTATCTGCTGTATCCCAGTTGTATTCACCAAAGTTAGCACTTGTGATAAAACATCCTTTTAAAATCCATTCTGATACGATATCGCCTACAGGTCCTAATACGTTAAATGTTAAATCTTTTTTATACATATCTGAATATCCATCACGACCTGTTACGGATTCGTGATGTAAACGTACCCATTCCATTACTGCTTGTGCACCTGAAGGAGTGATAGGATCAAATAGTGTAAATGTAATAGGATCCCATTTTGTTATACCTTTTACGTAACGTTGAACGTTAATGTGGTTTAATTGAACAGTACCTGAGTTGAGAGTAATTGCACTAACACCTTTGATTTCATATGATGGAATACCATCAATATACATGATAAATCTATTCGCCTGTTTTGGTTCAAACGCGGTGAAAAATATTTCGTTGGAATCTAATATTGCCATTTGTTTATTTATTTAATTCTATTATAAATATTCAATATTTAAAAAATTACGCTGGGAAAGTAGCTCCTGTTGGTAAAATGTTAAAATCTAAGTAAATGAATTCTGCAGTTTTAGTAGGTTGAAGATAAATTTGACCAACCATTTGGTTTCTATCAATTACATCTGCAGGATTATTTGAATCATCCATAATTACTTTAAAAGCAAACAAACCTTGACGTTGTTGTACTGTTTCTAAGTAAGGATTTACAGCTGCTAAAAATGCATTTCTAGTAGCAATAGTATTTTGTTCGAATACTAAATTTTGAGCTACTTCTGAAATAAAATTCTTAAGAGCAATTAATAATCTACGAACATTTACACGATCAAGAGCTGATGCTTTTGTTTGTAATGTTTTCTGACCGTATACTACAACTCCGTTTGCTGGGAATGTTGCAATTGGATTAACTTTATTAGAATATAAAGTATCGCGTTGTGTTTGAGTTAATTTAAGTTCTGCTTTAACTACTTGAGATAATCCACCTCTGTTAATACCAGCAGGAGCAAACCAAGGTTCAGATACTGTATCATTAAAAGCATAAACACCTGGAATCATAGTTGATGCTGGAACCCATACTAATTGACCTAAATCTGGGTCAATTGTTTGAACCCATGGCCAATATGAGGCTGCATATGAAGTATTTCTTTGATTTGCTTGAACAGATACTGTGTTTACACTTGAGCTATAAGGTACTAAATCCATTACAAAAATATTATCACCTCTGTTTTGAGTATTATTAATAACATTGGTGATAACAGAATTATAATTAGCATCAGAATTATATAAACCAGGAATTGCTAATACATTAAATTGGTAAGCATCTTGGTTAGACATTAAAGCTACTGAGGATGTATAATTGTTTGCTACTAATCCTTGAGTATTTGTACCATTAATATTTTGATAAAAATTAGCACTTCCAGTAATAGTACCTACAGCAGATCCAAATGATCCACTTGGGTTAGATGCAGGAATAAAAGGAGTATATGCTGCTTTTGGATTACCATTATTATCGAAATAATTAGGTGTTAAAAAGTAAGGATTAATACTAGATACATAAACATATCGTGAATTATTTCTGTATGTACCATAAGAAACCATTTGATTGTTAGTAGTATCTAATTCTTCATAAGTATCACCAATTACTCTAGAAAGGAAGTTTGGAGCTGTAGGGTCTAAAGATAAACCAGTCCAAGTTTCTAATACAATTGGATTAGCTGTATTATCATCTCCTCTTCTAATGTATAAATCAAACGTACCAGAAGATGTATTTGGATTTGCAATTTGGAATCTGATGTTATTTATTGAACCACTTGCTAAAGATCCACTAGCATCAAATGTACTTGTACTATTCATTATAGTACCTTCAGAAAATGTGGTTAAAGTAAATGCACTACCACTAGCAACTGCACCGGCAGTACTACCTGAAATGAAAGATGAAGTTGCTGGGGAATATGATCCACTAGCAACTCTAGTTACAAGTAAAGTTTCGCCACCATTAACGAAGAAATTATATGCTGCAATAGAAGTAAAGAAACTATATGTGTTTCCACTACCGGTTCCGTTAGAAACTATTAAAGTAGATCCAAATTTGTTTGTAAAATCACTATATGATGTAACAATTTGGGGCCATTCTACAGGACCTAATACTGTAGGGCCTATAATTGCGGCGCTGTTTCTAATAGGTCCTTGTGAAACGAATGAGTTATCATTTTCTCTTGCAAGTACACCTGGTGATATTAATGCTTCTGCCATTTTATGAGTTATTTTGTTTTGTTATAAATATGTTAAAGTTTTTAAAAAATTACTTGTTTGTAACTTTACCTGTTTTTAAGTTTAAAACTCCTTCACCATATTTTTCTTGTATTTCTTTGCCAAATTTAACAAAACTTTCTTCTAAAATATATAACTCTTGAATTACTTTATTTTTTTCTTGATTTAATAATTGTAATTCATACTCTAAAGTACCAAGTTGATGTTTTATTTTTTCTCGTTGATTATTTAGATTATTTATTAATAATAACTCTTCAGGTGTTAAAAACTTATCCATAATAAATATTTAATTTAATTTTAAAAATTTAAAATTTTATTTAAAGAATCAAACACTTTTTCAGGTTTAATTGATTTAGTACATTCAAAATGTCTTGATGTATTTTTATGGCTAGGACACCATTCCCAATCCCCAGGATTTAACCATTCTTTATTAAAACATCCTGTACAAATATTGGTATCATAATTAAATATACGTTCACAATCTGTAAATTCACTATAAGGTAAACTAAATCCAGAGATTAAAATTACAGGAGTGTTAAGAGACCAAGCTAACCATGATAATCCACTTCCAACACCTATAAAAGCATCAGCATGATTTATATCTACCATTCTATCTTCAATAGTATAATTTCCTGTTTTATCAATTACATTTTTTAATGTTCCCCCTAATTTAGAATCATGCCATTTATCTCCTAAACGTTCTTGAGTAATCATTACTACTTTATAACCTTTTTCATTTAAATAATCAATAACAGATTGCCACCCACCAGGATAGTTCCAATATTTAGCATGTGCCGAAGCATGAGGAGCTATGACAACATATTTACCTTCGATTTGTTTTGCTTTATTTGGAATATTAATTTTAGGTTTTATTTCAGTATAAGATAAACCTAATACTGAGGTTGATGTTTCCCCTAAAGGATGTTGTTTAAAATCTATTGGTATTTTTGTTTTAACAACTTCTTTATTATCATAAAACCATCCAATATTATACATTGCATATAATTTTGGGACTTCAGTACCGGGGGTAACAAATTCTAGTTCAGGATATTCTTTTTCAAACCACTCATTGTGAAAAGTAGAACAAATTACATGACATTTATGTTTTTTTCTAAATTCATCAATATATGGAAACCATGCTAATGTATCACCAATAGCTGAGGATTCTAAATGGATATAGATTCTTTTATCTTTAGCATCGAATTTATGTTCAAATACTAATTCATTGTTCTCTAGATCATAAACTTCTATTTTCCAATCAATAAAATATTCAATACCTGGTTTGGTCCACATATTATTAGAAATTTCTGATTCGTATATCAGATGATTTTTTTGTTGGTCAAAGAATTTTACTAAGTATTTTTTTGAATCAGAACCTAATATTTCTAAAAATGCTCCATTTAAAAAATGAACATTAAAAGTATTACTAGTTTTTTTATAAGGTAAATTAAGTTGAGAGATGTTATTATACTCCTTGATTAAAACTTCTTTCATATATTTTTATTAATTCTTTTGAACGATTAAACCATGATAATTCTTGAGATGTATTAAAAACTTTTTCTCTATATGATTCCCAATTAGACATAATATCTTTTAAACCTTTATCCATTTCAAATACATCTCTAGGAGCTCTCCAAGCACCATGAAAATCTGTATTTAGTTCCCAATCAGCAATAATTGGTAAACCAGCTGCAGCTGCTTCAACCATTGTTAAATTAGGATGGCCTGCTTCTAACATTGTTGGGTGAATAAAGATATCATGTTGATGATAAAGATTTAATAATTCATTATTATGAGTATCGAATACTAAATTTAATTTAGGATAATTTAACATCCATAAATGTGAATTAAAAAAACTTTTATTAGCAGAAGGACCAGCTATAGTAATTTCTAAATTATTTAACATAGCTAACCCTAAACCGTATGTAAAACCTTTTCTATCATAGGATTGATTTCCTGCTAATCCATTATTAGCTATCATTAATAGTTTTGGTTTTATTGGTTTTGGTTTATCAACAGGATAAAAATCATCAGTATTTACACCATGAGAAAAATATATACATTTAGGGTGATCAAAATAATCAACTAAAAAACGGGCAGGCATTAAAGCTATAATAGAACCTTCAATTGCTTTTAGATTTTCTTTATAAACATGAGATTCTTTACCATAATGATAAGCATGGTGATCATGAATTTGATATATATAAGGAATACCTTTTTTAGCTAATTGAATAGCTAAATTTGCTACATGACAGTGTACAATATCATATTCTCCTGGGTGGATATGTCCTGACATTTTAATATCAACTTGATGATCTAATTTGGTAAGATTTTGAGTAAATTCCCAAACAATTTTTTCAATAGCTCCCCACGATGGAGGGGGAATAGGAATACCACAACCAGGATCTATTTGGCAAATTTTCATTATTCTGTAAATATTAAGGGATTATCTGTTTTACCATCTTTATTGGATTGTTCTACTATACTAAATCCTGGGAGATGTTTGGTGTAAATTTTTTCTGCTGTACCTACTCTTAATCTAGCTACATTACATATCCATAAATCAATAGCATCCCAGGGTAATGTTTCTAGCATTACCTTGATTTTTCTAATTTTAACATTATTAATTAAATACGATTGAGCTGGGATAAAAGGAGTTACATCTGTATAAATGTCTTCTATTTTAGGGCCATTTAAATTTCTATCCTGCCATGGATTACCAAATCCTATAATATCCATATCAGTTTGATATGATAATTTATTAAATCTAATCAAAGATTCATATAATTCTTGATAATCACTGTCTATTACAACATCACCTTCTACAATTAATACAAAATCATATTTAGTATTATCTTCAGCACATAAAGCATTTTTATGAGCTAAATAGCACCCATAATGTCCAGGAGCTAATTTATAGTAGCCTGGTTTATCTTGAACATCTTGTGGGCGAGAACATGTTTCTTTTGGAGGGAGTTCTTTCCAGATTTCATTAATACGTTGTTCGTATACTATATCTGTTTTTTCACAAAAATCCTTAATGTTTTCTATTGATTTAATTTCTTTAGAATTAGAATCAGGTTCAGTAACTAAATGCATTAATTTTATTTTAGGAATATAATGTTTTACTTCTAATTTTCCATTAAATTCTAAATTAGTTACTTGAATTGTAATAACTTTTAAAGTTTTATGATAATTACCTATGGTAAATTCTACTTCCATTCCTTCTTCATATCGAAAAACTTTGTAATAATCTGTTTTACCCTCTACATTTAATTCATCAAAAAATATTTCATTTTTATCTTTATCGCGTATTACAACTCGAATAAATCTTGATTCTTTACTATTAGAAATTCTAATATAAGGAGCAAATGAGTTTGGAATATTAGTTGGTAATACTGTGTAATATTCTACTTGGGAAAAATCAGAATGATCAAATGTTTCTAAACTTTTTTGATCAAAAATTTCAATATCTTCAAAATATATATAATCAGTACTTCGTTTAAAAATATGATACCACATATTTTCTAAACCATTACTTTCACTTCCTAATTGAAAACGAAGTTGTTCATAATCTTCAGCATTATAAATTTGATGAATATGATCAAAAAAGAAATCAGAATGAATTGCACAAAAATAAGTATGTAAAGCATCACCTTCGGAAGCTTTATATTTACCAAAATATGCTTTTTTATTATCTAATATTTTAGAAATTTCATCTATATGATGAGATGATTGAATTGTATAATCAAAATTAAGAAAAAATAATTTTTTATATCCTAAACTTTTTGCTAAAGAAGCACCATTTACATAATTTGAATAAACACTAGGACCATGATATATATCATTATTATTTCCTCTTAAATTAATATAAACTTTATGATCAGGATGATCTGCCCAATAATTACTATAATAGGTATGTTTTGTAAGAATATTATTGTTATCTACAACAACATAATCTGCTTTTGCTTCAATAGAAAATGGAACAGGAATATGTGATGTAACTAAAACTTTATTTCCTCTAGCTTGAATTGAATCTATAGTTTTTAATGTGGTTTCAATTACAGCATCACTTATTGGAAAAGTAGATAAGATAAATATTTCTTCATCTGAATTTGATTCTTTAATACCTAATTTTTTAGCAATTTTGTCATAATTAGTTTTAAAATCATCAAATTTTAAATAATCAATAGTAGGGAATTTATTAAAATAATCTAAATAAACAGGAAGGTTATATATTAATGTAGGAATTTGATATGAAATTGCTTCACGAATAACTAAAGGCATTGTTTCTTTATCGTTTTCATGACCTCTGGAGGTAAATAAAAATAAATCCATTGCCTGGTAGAACTTATCTACATCTGTGCGTTCATTCCACCATGTTAAATTTGAGGGTTGATCTTTGGCTAATGGTTCCCAATACCATTTAAAATTATCTGCTCTATTTCCTAAACTATGAAATTCTACATCAGGAAATTGTCTAGCATATTCAAAAAATTCTGCTTGATTTTTACGAGAAGTATATAATCCTACATGTAAAACATGTTTTTTAGCGGGATCTAATTGTAGATTACGCAGTGCCTCTTCACGGTCAGGGCGTTCAATATATTCAATAGGATATTCAACTAATACGCTTGGAACATTAATATCTTGATACTGATTAATTTGCCATTGAGATACAAACATAAATTTATCTGGGAAGAATTTTTTATTGTTTGTATCAAAAGATGAATCATGAGATGTTTCTACAATTTTATAATTTCTTTCCGTATTATAAATTTGTTTAGCAATATTTTCATCCATAAAAAACTCAGGAATTTCTTCTAAATGAATAATATCCGGTTTAACATGATGAATAATATCAATTAATTCTTGTTTATCTTCTTTAAGAGTAAAAAATTTATCAGAATCAACTAAATTAACTATTTTATTTTTAGTTATTACTAAAACGCCTCCAGTACAATCTACCCATTCTACAAGATAAATCTCGTAAGTATTTCTAAGTAATTCTATCTTCTTGGTTAAATATTGTGGGAGTCCGCCTGTTGATAAATGTGGGGCAATAAATAACAATTTTTGCATAACAGTCTATTTCCCATAAATATACGTAAAATTATTTAAAGTACCAAGTTGTATTATCCGTTAGTAAAATAAGTTGTATCAGGTCTGAAGTTTATTGTATAGTAGGCTCCATTTTGTCTGATTACGTTTCCTACTCCTCTTATAATAGAACCTGCTGCTGTTGGTACGGTTGCACTAACATTACCCGCAGTTGTTCCTACATAAAGTGGATCACCAATTGTTGCTACACCATCTATTAAGTTAGTAGTATATATACCATCAATTAATACTGAGATTTCGTTTCCAACTCCAGCAACTGTTCTTAATACTACCCCTAATATAAATTCAGTTGTAGAAAGTGCATCAGCATCTGTTCTAAACCATTGACCTGAGGCAGCCTGGTAATGTACTAATTGACCAACTGTTAATGCTTCTCCGGAGGTTTGGCTATGAAGTATTGTTCCTTGAACATAAACTGCAGCTTGATTTGGATCTAATATAGATGTATGTCCTGGATAAAGTTTAGCGGTAATTGTAGTACCTGAAAGAGCTGTATCACCTGCCCATAAATAATTTTCAGCATCAGACCATAAGACATTTTCTCCAGAAAATGATACACTACCATTTACATCTAATGTTTGTGTTGGGCCTGTAGTATTAACACCTAATCTAGTATTTGTAATATCAGCATATAAGAATGATACACTTTGTACTGTTGTTGTACTTGTAGTTCTTACTAAATAATCTGGTTGATTGGTAAATACACCACCACTAATACCTGAGGTACCGTTGATTGATTGACCACTTGTTCCCGCTACACCACTTGTACCATTAGTTCCGTTTGCTCCTGATGTTCCATTAGAACCTGATGAACCTGAAGAACCTGAAAGCGCACTTACACCTGAATTACCTTTGTTTCCTGAAACACCATTTGTACCTGAAGAACCAGTTGTACCTGAAGTTCCTGATGCTCCTGAGTTACCGTTGTTTCCTGAGTTTCCTGAACTACCATTTGAACCACTTGTACCTGAGTTACCTGAGTTACCTGAAACTCCGTTGTTTCCTGAGTTACCGTTTGAACCATTAGTTCCGCTTGAACCTGAGCTACGGCTTAATCCTGAAGTACCTGCGTTTCCTGAGTTACCAGAGTTACCTGAAGTACCATTAGAACCTGATGAACCTGAAGTTCCTGATGAACCTGAAGTCCGACTTAAGCCAGAATTACCTGCGTTTCCTGAGTTACCTGAAGAACCTGTTGTTCCGGATGAACCTGAAGTTCCTGATGAACCTGAACTACGGCTTAATCCTGAAGTACCTGCGTTTCCTGAGTTACCAGAGTTACCTGAAGTACCATTAGAACCTGATGAACCTGAAGTTCCTGATGAACCTGAAGTCCGACTTAAACCAGAATTACCTGCATTTCCTGAGTTACCTGAAGAACCTGTTGTTCCGCTTGAACCTGAGGTTCCTGATGAACCTGAGCTGCGGCTTAAACCAGAGTTACCTGCGTTACCTGAGTTACCGTTTGAACCTGTTGTTCCGCTTGAACCTGATGTTCCTGATGAACCTGAAGTCCGACTTAAACCAGAGTTACCTGCGTTACCTGAGTTACCTGAAGAACCTGTTGTTCCGCTTGAACCTGAGGTTGCACTTAAACCAGAAGTACCTGAGTTACCTGAGTTGCCAGAGTTACCGTTTGAACCTGTTGTTCCGCTTGAACCTGAGCTGCGGCTTAATCCTGAAGTACCTGCGTTTCCTGAGTTACCGTTTGAACCATTAGTTCCGCTTGAACCCGATGTTCCTGAAGTCTGACTTAAGCCAGAATTACCTGCGTTTCCTGAGTTACCATTGGAACCATTGGTTCCACTTGAACCTGAAGTTGCACTTAGACCAGAAGTACCTGCGTTACCTGAGTTACCTGCGTTACCTGAAGTACCATTAGATCCTGTAGTTCCGCTTGAACCTGAGCTGCGGCTTAATCCTGAAGTACCTGCATTTCCTGAAGTACCATTATTTCCGGAGGTACCATTTGAACCATTAGTTCCGCTTGAACCTGAAGTCCGACTTAATCCTGAAGTACCCGCGTTTCCTGAGTTACCATTGGAACCATTGGTTCCACTTGAACCTGAGGTTGCACTTAAACCAGAGTTACCTGCGTTACCTGAGTTACCGTTTGAACCTGTTGTTCCGGATGAACCTGAGCTGCGGCTTAATCCTGAAGTACCTGCGTTTCCTGAAGTACCATTATTTCCGGAGGTACCATTTGAACCATTAGTTCCGCTTGAACCTGAAGTCCGACTTAATCCTGAAGTACCCGCGTTTCCTGAGTTACCTGAGGTACCGTTTGAACCTGTAGTTCCGCTTGTACCTGATAATCCTGAGTTGCCATTGTTTCCATTATTTCCAGAAGTACCATTTGAACCTGTAGTTCCGTTTGTACCTGAATTACCTGAATTACCTGAGGTTCCGTTATTTCCAGAAGTACCATTTGAACCTGTAGTTCCTGATGAACCTGAGGTACGACTTAAACCGCTTGTTCCTGTGTTACCTGAGGTACCTGCAGTACCAGCTGAACCTGATGTACCTGAGTTAGCACTAGCACCACTTGTTCCAGCATTACCTGAGGTACCTGATGTACCAGCTGAACCTGATGTACCAGAAGTTGCACTAGCACCACTTGTTCCGGCATTTCCTGAATTACCTGAAGTACCGTTTGTACCAGTTGAACCTGAAGAACCTGAAGTTCTGCTTAATCCTGAATTACTAGTATCACCAGATGAGCCATTAGTACCAGATGAACCACTTGTACCTGAGGTTTGACTTGGACCACTAGTACCAGCAACACCTGATGTACCTACTGAACCTGTTGTACCTGATGAACCACTTGTGTTTGATAATCCGCTTGTTCCAGCATTACCTGAGTTTCCTGAAGTACCGTTTGAACCAGTTGTACCTGAAGTTCCTGAGTTAGCACTAACACCACTCGTACCTGCATTACCTGTAGTACCTGCTGTACCTGTTGATCCTGAAGAACCAGAGGTAGCACTTAATCCACTTGTTCCGGCATTGCCCGAATTACCATTAGTACCTGTTGAACCTGAAGAACCAGATGTTCTACTTAAACCAGAAGTACCATCATTACCTGAGGTACCAACTGTACCTGAAGAACCGGATGAGCCTGAACTACGGCTTAATCCGCTTGTTCCAGCATTACCACTTGTTCCATTTGAACCAGTAGTTCCTGAAGAACCACTTGTATTTGATGAACCACTAGTTCCAGCAGCTCCTGTAGTACCTGCTGTACCCGTTGAACCGGAAGTTCCTGAGTTAGCACTAACACCACTTGTACCGGCATTTCCACTTGTTCCATTTGAACCTGTTGTACCTGATGATCCTGATGTATTACTTAATCCACTAGTACCTGCTACTCCTGCTGAACCGTTAGTACCAGTTGAACCTGAAGAACCAGAAGTATTTGAAGCACCTGAAGTACCTGCATTTCCTGAAGTACCGTTTGTACCTGTAGATCCTGAAGAGCCACTTGTACCAGATGAACCTGAAGTTCTACTTGAACCAGAAGTACCATCGTTTCCTGAAGTACCGTTTGTACCAGCTGAACCGCTTGAACCTGAAGTTCTACTTAATCCTGAAGTACCGTCGTTACCTGAGGTACCTATTGAACCCGAAGATCCTGATGAACCTGAACTACGACTTAATCCACTTGTTCCAACGTTACCTGAGGTACCGTTTGTACCAGTTGAACCACTTGTTCCTGAAGTAGCGCTAGCACCTGATGCACCTGCAGCACCTGAAGAACCTGAAGTACCAGTTGAACCTGAAGAACCACTTGTTCCTGAAGTAGCACTTGCTCCTGAAGCGCCTGCAGCTCCTGAAGAACCTGAAGTTCCTGTTGAACCTGAAGAACCGCTTGTATTTGATAATCCACTAGTTCCAGCTACACCTGAAGTACCATTTGTACCAGTAGATCCTGATGAACCTGAAGTATTACTTGCACCTGATGTTCCAGCATTACCACTAACTCCTACTGAACCTGATGTACCTGTAGAACCACTTGTTCCACTTGTTGCGCTAGCACCACTATTTCCAGCATTACCTGATGAACCATTTGAACCTGAACTTCCTGAAGTGCCTGATAATTGACTTAATCCGTTTGTTCCAGCAGCACCTGTTGAACCATTTGAACCTGAACTTCCTGATGAACCAGAAACATTACTAATACCTGAAGTACCAGCCGCTCCTGATGAACCATTTGAACCGCTTGTACCTGCAGATCCTGATGTATTTGAATTACCTGAAGTACCTGCATCCCCTGTTGAACCATTAGTTCCTGAGGTACCACTTGAACCTGAGCTTCTACTTAATCCACTTGTTCCTAAATCTCCATCTCCGGAAGTACCGTTTGTACCTGATGTACCTGAAGATCCTGAACTGCGACTTAAACCTGAAGTTCCTATATTACCTGAGGTACCAACTGAACCTGAAGATCCACTTGTTCCTGAAATTTTACTTTGACCTGAATCTCCAGCTTCACCTGTTGAACCGTTTGTACCTGAAGAACCACTTGTGCCTGATGTATTACTTAATCCTGAAGTACCAGCATTACCTGTTGAACCATTAGTACCGCTTGTTCCGCTTGAACCTGAACTGCGACTTAAACCTGAAGTTCCTAAATCTCCATCTCCGGAAGTACCATTTGTACCACTTGTTCCACTAGAACCTGAAGTTCTACTTAAACCACTTGTACCTATATTTCCTGAAGTACCAACTGAACCTGAAGACCCAGATGTACCACTTGTATTACTTAATCCTGATTCACCAGCAACACCTGAAGAACCTGTAGTTCCTGTTGAACCTGAAGAACCAGATGAACCTGAAGTTCTGCTTAAACCTGAGTTACCGTCAACTCCTGTTGAACCGTTTGTTCCAGAAGAACCACTTGAACCAGAAGTTGTACTTAATCCACTTGTTCCAGCATTACCTGAGGTACCAACTGAACCACTTGTTCCTGAAGAACCTGAAGTAGCACTTTCACCTGAAGTTCCAGCGTCTCCTGTTGTACCGTTTGTACCAGAAGTACCTGAAGAACCACTTGTATTAGATAATCCACTTGTTCCAGCTTCACCTGAAGAACCGTTTGAACCAGATGTGCCTGAGGAACCACTTGTGTTTGAAACACCTGAAGTTCCGGCATCTCCTGTAGAACCTACAGTTCCTGAAGAACCGCTTGTACCTGAAGTAGCACTTTCACCTGAAGTTCCAGCGTCTCCTGTTGTACCGTTTGTACCAGTTGAACCACTCGTACCTGAAGTAGCACTTTCACCTGAAGTTCCAGAGTCTCCTGTTGTACCGTTTGTACCAGAAGTACCTGAAGAACCAGACGTTTCACTATTTCCTGAAGTACCAGCATTACCACTTGTACCATTAGATCCAGTAGTTCCTGAGGAGCCACTTATGTTTGATAATCCGCTTGTTCCAGCATCTCCTGAAGAACCATTTGTACCTGTTGAACCAGAAGTACCAGATGTGTTACTTAAACCACTTGTTCCAGCATTACCACTAGAACCATTAGATCCTGAAGTGCCTGAGGAACCAGACGTTTCACTATTTCCTGAAGTACCCGAAGTGCCTGTTGAACCTGATTCTCCACTTGTTCCTGAAGTACCAGATGAACCTGATTCTCCACTTGTTCCTGAAGTACCTGAGGTTCCATTTTCACCAGAAGTACCTGATGTGCCTGTTGAACCACTAGTACTACTTACACCTGAAGTGCCTGTTGAACCATTATCACCACTTGTTCCACTTGTACCTGTTGTTCCGGATTCACCTGAAATACCTGAAGTACCTGAGGTACCATCTTCACCACTTGTTCCTGAAGAACCAGTTGTTCCTGATTCACCTGAAATACCTGAAGTACCGAAAGTACCATTTTGACCTGAAGTACCTGCTGAACCAGTTGAACCAGAATTTCCTGAGATACCTGAAGTACCTGTTGAGCCATTCTCACCTGAGGTACCTGAAGTACCTGTTGAACCATTATCACCACTAGTACCATTTGTACCTGTTGAACCACTAGTACCACTTAAACCTGAAATACCAGATGTACCTTCTTCTCCTGAAGAACCATTTGAACCTGATGTACCTGAAGTACCAGAGATAGCACTTTCACCTGAAGTTCCAGCTTCACCTGAAGTACCAAATGTACCTGATGTTCCGCTTGAACCAGATGTTTCACTATTTCCTGAAGTTCCAGCTTCACCTGAAGTACCAGATGAACCTGAAGTACCGGATAAACCTGAAGTTCCAGCTTCACCTGAAGTGCCTGAGTCGCCACTTGTTCCTGAAGAACCTGATGTGCTTGATCCACCAGAAGTACCAGCAGTACCAGTTGAACCACTTTGTCCTGAAATACCTGAAGTACCATTTGAACCACTTTCACCTGAAATACCTGATGAACCTGTAGAACCAGACTCACCTGAAATTCCTGAGGTACCTGTAGTGCCATCTTCACCAGAGGTACCACTTGTTCCTGTGGAACCAGAATTACCTGAAATTCCTGAAGTACCTATAGTACCGTTAGCTCCTGAACTACCTGAGGTGCCAGTTGAACCACTTACACCTGAGATACCTGAAGAACCGATAGTACCGTCTTCACCAGATGTACCAGAAGTTCCTGTTGAACCGGATTCACTACTTATTCCTGAGGTACCTGTAGTACCATTTTCACCTGAAGTTCCATTACTTCCTGTAGTGCCACTAGTACCTGCTAAACCTGAAGTTCCTAAGGTGCCATTTTCACCTGAGGTTCCATTAGAACCAGTTGTACCAGATGTACCACTTACACCTGATGTACCATTTATTCCATTTTCACCTGATATACCATTTGAACCATTTGTACCTGAAGTTCCTGATTCGCCTGAAATTCCTGAAGAACCGTTTTCTCCACTTATTCCATTAGAACCAGTTGTACCAGATGTACCACTTATACCTGATGTACCGTCTTCACCTGAAGTACCAGATGTACCATTTTCGCCTGAGGTGCCAGCTAAACCTGAACTACCTGAAGTACCGTCTTCACCTGAAGTTCCGGATGTTCCTGAAGTTCCTGAAGTTCCACTTGTTCCTGAACCTGGAAGATCACCAGGTCCTGTTCTACCTGAACTACCTATTGTACCACTTGTGCCACTTGTTCCTGAAGTACCAGATTCACCTGAGGTACTATTTAAACCTGAAGTACCTGAAGTTCCGTCTTCACCACTAGTACCTGAAGTACCAGATTCACCACTAGTACCAGATAATCCTGAAGTACCGGATGTGCCATCTTCACCACTTGTTCCTGAAGTACCAGATTCACCTGAGGTACCATCTAAACCAGACGTACCGGATGTACCATTTTCACCAGAAGTACCATTTGTTCCTGTTTGACCTGAAGTTCCTGAAGAACCAGTTGAACCTGAAGTACCATTTATTCCTGAAGTACCTGAAGTACCTGTTAATCCACTTGTTCCGGCTAAACCTGAAGTACCTGAAGTACCGTCTTCGCCTGAGGTGCCATTTGTACCTATTTCACCACTAGTACCAGATAACCCTGAAGTACCAGATGTGCCATCTTCACCACTTGTTCCCGATGTACCATTTTCTCCTGAAGTACCGGATGTACCATTTTCTCCTGAAGTACCGGATGTACCCTTTTCTCCTGAAGTACCGGATGTACCATTTTCGCCTGAAGTGCCAGCATCACCTGAAGTGCCAGAAGTACCATCTATTCCTGAAGTACCGGATGTACCAGTTTGACCTGAAGAACCAGTTAAACCTGAAGTACCAGAAGTACCACTTGCACCACTTGTTCCTGACTGTCCTGTGGTTCCTGAAGAACCAGCAAAACCACTTGTACCTGAAGTTGTATTTACATATCCTACAACACCTGTGGTTGGGTTATAAGTTACAACATAATTTATATCTTGAACAGGAAGTGTTTGAAGTATAATTGGTTGAGATGATCCTGAAATTACTAAAGAACCAGTAATAACAGCTGAACCTGAAAAAGGAAATCCTACTCCTGAACCAGAAACATATACTGTAACACCTGTAGTATCAAAAGTAGTTAGTTCAACTGAACCTGAAAAATTTAGGAAAGGTACACTAGCACTAACTAATGTACCATTTTGATAAATGTCAATTGTACCACTACCATCGGTAGAATTTACTTGGTACACACCAACGGGAACTTGATCTAAAAATCTTACTTGAGCCATTCTTCAGGGTTTGTCTTATATAAATATTGGAAAAAAATTATAGTGCATTAATCCTTTTTTTTGTTTGTAAAGAATTTGTTGGATCTGTGACTGTAATAGTTCCATCGCTGTTAACAGGGCTATTATATAAGGCATCCAAAGAAGATGCTTCAACTGAAAATATAATTTTTGTTGTTTCTGTATATTTTTTAATAGAATTAATATCTTTTTGTAAAATTTCGGGAACAATATATCCATTTAATCTAATATTAAAAGTACTTCTAACTATTCTTTCATCATCTTGGCTTAATTCAGTTTGAAAACCAAAGGAATCAATCATAGCTCTAAATTTATATCTTTGTGGGTCACCCCAATAGGCATCAGAAGCATATTCAATTGCTTCGACTATTTTGTTGAGTTGTTCTACATAATATGTAAATACAGCACATGTATATGATATTGTAATGTAATCCGGAATAACAGTTGCATAATATTGTTTTTCTGGGATTCTATTAGTTAAAACTTTAAAATTATCATATGAATTTCTAGCATCATATTTTTTTGTAGAAACACTATAATTATGAGGGTTATTAGCGTCTAATTTATTACCTACAGATCTAACTTTTTCTAAAGACTCACGTTTAAACATAATTAAAGGAGCCATAATTTTAGATTTTTGATCTCTGTAGTATCCATCTTTTTGAAATGATTTCCATTTTTCAGGAGAACCATAAATTATAGGAACCGGTAAACGAGCACCATTTTGTATAACGGAAGGTTGAATAACATTTTCAAAATAATAAAATACAGCTTCATCAATATCTTTAATACCAATACTAAAAGGTTTTGTATTATCATTACGAAATGATGTCTGTAATGCACGGTTAACACCAGGAACATTAGAGTCGGCGTAGTTTGGATTTCCCGCTGGTATATACGTTGATACATGCTGTTCAACGCTAATTTCACGTTGAGTCTTAGGTGTTGGTTTATTTAATCTTCCATTACTCATTATAATCTCGATAATTCTATATTAATTTTATCAGATGGAGTATAATGTGCTTTACAAATTACAGATACACTATATCCAAATTGACCTAAATCTTCTTCATAGGGGTTATTTCCTTCTCCATCTAAATAAGGATATTCAGGATCTTTACCTACAAAGAATTGAGCTGTACTAACATTATCTATTTCCCAATATCCATTTTGATACATAATAATATCTCCAGCTTCAGGGTATACATTAGCATCAACTAAATCATCTTTTAAAAATTTATAAGTTACTTGCCATTTAAAATCTACCCCAAAATCATCTACTGGGTTTTCAAATTGACTTGTTTCTATTAAAGCAAATAATATTACTGGGTCTGCAAAATTTCTACCTTCAACTGATTCACCATACATATTTACTTTAGTTGTAGTAACATTATATTTATAAAACACACATTGTTGAGAAATAATATCTTGCATCAATTCGCGATTTACGAATCGAAACATAGAAATATCTCTCATTTGTCCGTATAATGCCATGTTATCCTATAAATATTGTCATTGGTACTTGGTTAATCTCAGCAACTCTTGCTACCGATTCTGCTGCTCTTCTTTCAAGTAATGCTTGACGTGAAGTTTGATCAAAATATTCTCTTAATCTTGTTATTAATGCTGTTTTTTCTGCTTCAGCTGATGTAACTAAAGAATCTCCGTTTAATGTTACTTCAGCTCCTGGGATTGGAACAGAAGCATATTTATTTCTTACTAAACCTAACATTTCTTTAGCTTTTGCTAAAGTATATTCAAAAATCCAACTTCTACCTATTGAATTAATTTTAGAATAATTTGGATTTAAATATGGAGCTGTAGCTGTATCTGTAATTTTATTAGTACCATCAGCAAAGGCTACATCTATTCTATCTTGTATTTTAATAAAATCAAATATTAAATAATGTCCATACCCTAAATCTCCGCCTCCGTCAAAATCATCTCCTGTTAAACCAGTTCCGGGGATTGGGAATACTGAAATAATATTATTAATGATATTAAAAGTATAATTTGATAAAGTTACTGTATTTTGCATTTCAATGGCTTGCAAGTTTTGAATTGTAAAACTTGTAGGCATCATTAAATAATTTGCATATCCATAACCTAAACCATAAACACCTGCAGGGGGAACTCCTCCTAATCCACCTTGTCCGGCTAATAAAGTTGGTGAATATAATTGATTAATTGCTGGTGGTGGTTGGTAAAATACATTTTTAATTTCAATTCCACCGGAGATTCCTAAATCTAAAGCCCATGTGGATAAATCATAATCTTGTACTCCAGGAATAAGTTCTAATTGACCTTTAAACCAAGTTACATTACCACCTGCTCCGGCTTCTTCTCCATATTGTTGAGATAATCTAACAATAGTAGAAAATGTAGGTGTAAATATAGAATTATTTACATCTATTAATGTAGATGCTCCTTCTAAAGATAAATAATTATCTCTTAATTGAAAAGCATATAATTCATTTCCGTATACTGTTACTGCTTCTTCAAAAGCAGCAAAAAAGTTAATTTGTTGCAATTCAACATTTTCAATAGGATAACCTAAATGTAAGGCACAAAAGTTAGATACTTTATTTGCATCTGTTTGGAATTGGGGATCGTTATCATAAAATCCAAACGGTGTTGGAGGAGGCCATTGTCCACTAACATAATAGTCATTATATACTTGAGCAAATGAAGCTGAACCGGGCCAAATAGGGATTACAGTAGATGCCATAAATTTATTTTGTTATAAATATGAAAAAAAAGGGTTCCATTTTAGGAACCCTTATATATTTATTTTTAATTTTAATTAAAATAAAGCAACCCATGCACCTCCTGAAGAGAAGAAAGGAATACCACTTGATGAAACAGCAAATGAAGCTGGATATGTAGTAGCTGATGGGAGGGTACTTTGAGTAGTTAAAGTAATTAAAGAAGATCCTGTTAATACTATTGAACCTGTTATAATAAAATCACCTATCAATACACTTGAACCTGTAATTGTTGAAGAACCAGATACAACATTACTTCCTATAGTAGTATTTGAGCCACTAATTATTTGTGAACCAGTTACTGAGTGAGAACCTGTAAAATGTTGGAAGTTAGCATCTAACTCTTGAATAGTTAATGCTGATCCTTTTGTTTGTCTATACGTTAATGCCATGGTTTATTTTATTATAAATATTATGAAGATGCTACAATGTATTCTAATTGAATAGAACCTGTATATGTAGTATCTGTATCTCCTGCTTTTGCTTTGATTTCACTAATATAAACAAAATCTGAATAATATTGTTCATCTACATATCCTTCTACAACATAATCTCCCACCTGTGAGGCATTAAAATCATCATTACTTAACATAAGAGATTTACCCGGATCTACTTTAAACACAACAGACTCATCATTTGTTTTAATAATGTATACACTAGCAAATTTATTACTTGTTGTTAAATTTGTAATTCTAATATATTTAACATCTGAGTTTACAAAGGATCCTGGAGTTTGTTCTGGTTCTGAGTTTGTAAAAGCTATAATACCTACTCCAGATCCACTAAAATCATATGGAATTGTATCTATCCTACGAACAAATTGGTTAACAGAAGGTATAACAACAGTATTAACAGCCGTCTCAATATTATTATTGGGAAGTAAGATTTGTTCCTGTATAGTGACAGTTAAATTTGACATGATTTATGTGTTTGCTATAAATATTACAAAAATATTTTTCTTCCTTATTTTTTAGCTCTTCCGCTTGTTCCTGCGGAACCAGTTGTAATTCCTATTTCTGCAGCTTCTTCGTACATTTGTAACAGGTCATCTACGATAGGATCTCTATGATTTTGTTTAAGAGTAATACCTACCATATTTTTTATTTTACGAGATGCTGTATATAGAAATCTAAAGCCTGAATCACGTTTGGCTTTTAAATCGACTTGATAATCATCACCACAAACAATCATTTTAGAACGTAAACCAATGCGAGTAGCAATCATTTCCATTTGTTCATGAGTAACATTTTGTGCCTCATCTACAATAATACAAGAATCTAAGAATGTTCTACCTCGCATAAACGCTAAAGGTACAATTTCTATTTTACCGTCATTAATAAGAGCTTCTACTTTTTCTTTATCATAAAGAGAATACATATTTTGATAAATTGGTTGTACCCAAGGGTCCATTTTTTCTCTTAAGTCACCTGGTAAGAAACCAATTTCTTCTCTTGATACTGTTGGGCGAGTAATTATAATTTTCTCAAAATGTCTTCTTAATAGACCATCTAATGCAATTTGACAAGCAAGTAATGTTTTACCTGAACCTGCTCTACCTGCTAAAATAGTAAGTGTATTATTTAGTATTTCTTCCTTAGCAGCTTTTTGCTCTTCGTTTAACGGGATTTTAAATTTAATTGGATTTTTGATAATTCTTTTTTCTCTAAATACCTCATCGGTATGATGGTTTGATGCCATTGTCTTTTAAATTAAGTTTTACTAACTTATCGAGACCTGCATTAACGTGCATAGCATCATCTAATACAAGCTCGAAATCAAATCTTTCATCCAGAGGTAGAACTAAGTCTACTTGGGAACCCCATCGGATTAAGCTAAATCTTTCATTTTGAGCTACTAAATCCATTTGGTGTTTAAAGGGTGCAATCACGTTTACATCCTCATCGGCTATTTGTATTAGATAGTATGTGTAATCTAGAGAAGGAACATACACTTGGTTAAACATTCGTTCGTTATACTTCAAATAATCCATATTGTTAGGATTGATTACCTTATTTAAGATATCCTTCTCAACCGCTAACATTGGTTTATTTGTAGATTCAATGGGTTCTAAGTGTCTATATTTAAGTATTCCACCATAGGGTATGCGGTTTATGTGAACGTCATAAAATGACATAAATATACCGATAACCAATGAGGGTTTATTATAATCACTATCACCCATTACATCCTTTAAGGTATAATTCATACCTTTAATTTCCACAACTGATTCATCAGGTTGGACTACTTTTTGATATAGAATTGTTCCATCCGCTGGGCTATAAAAATGCTCATAATCAATATAGTTTGGGCGGAGTGGGTCTCTAAAAAAGAAAGTATTTGATAATTCTCCTACAGGAAGTTTTTGTAATTCTTTAACTTCACCGTTTAGCCAATCTTCTAGTATTTGAGCCATTACAGTAAAGTTTTGTTATGATCAACTCTATTCAAATGCATCATCATACAAGATAACATAGCACCTGATTTCATATATTCTGATAAGTTGAATATAACAGGTTCCATACCTGCATCAGAACAAATTTTTTCTAATGATGCAATTTTATGTTTTTCACCTTCATAATATTCATGAGATTTTTTCATTTCAGAAATATTAGAAGCGCATAAAACCATATTACCCATACGTACTGAATTGGTCATTCCTCCTAAAGCGTCTTCGACATCTACATCTATAATTTCAGTATATTTTTCTAATAGTTTAATTTCATTTTCGTCATATAGTTCAGTACAAATTAATGTTTGATCACCATTTAGTGGAAAAATTGAACAATCTAAATGATACAAATATTCATCAGTCATAGCAACTTTAATAATATTCATATCAAAATTTTTCTCCATCCACTCGTATGTTTTAATATTTGAACGAATACCATAACCACCTATATAAACATTGTCATACAAATATTTAATATCAGCTTCACCTTCCCATTTATAAGGAGAAATATGAGTTTTGTAACCTATTTGGTTAAAAAATTTTTCACCAACTAATTCTTCACCTTTTCTAGGATCAGAGGTAAAATTAGATAATAAAATGTGATTTTCATTTTTAATGTGAGGTAATTGTAAACCTAAATTAGCTACATAAACTTGATCTTGAAAATTACCTTCTGCGGGGAGCAAATAAGTTAAAGTTTGACCAGATACAAAATTGTATAGGTCCATAAATTGTTTATAAGCTTTAGGTCTGTTAATAGCTAAATCCTCATCTGTAAGTTCTTGCATCCAAATATTATTGGGATCGGATGTAGATAAGGTAAAGGGAAAGTTCATTACAAAACTTTGGATAGGCAACTGACTTGGGGTTTCTTTCATTTTTAAAACATTAGTTAAACTTATTATTCTACTATACATATTAGGTAGATACCTATAAGTAAAAAAGGCCTAGAAAACTCTAGGCCTCTCTTTAAAGTATTTTTGAATTTTAATAAGTCTTATTTAATGTAAAAATATCACTATAAATATTATTACCATCATTAGTACTACCCCATTGAGCAGTTATATCAAGTGTATTAGAGATAGTAGTATTAAATGTTGTATTATTTACAGTATTAAAAGCAAAGCCTTCAATAGTTCCATTACTGGTTTTTGTATAGTGAAATGCTCCTAATGAAACAATAGATGCTACTCCAGCTGCTCCAATTTGTCTGATGGTGAAATCTATATTTAAAGAAAATATATCATCTGTAATGTTTGTAATAGCTTGAGTGCCACTATCTAAAAGGATTAGGCTTCCTGCTTTTACTTTAATTCGTATAGTCTGATTATTAGCGGCATTTAAAATTCCTCCCATTATTGCTCTAAAACTATCTCCAACTTGAAATCCGTTTGCAGGAACACTTAAGGTACCTACTCCACTATCTATTAAAGATAGTTCAGAAGTAGTACCTGTTATAGGAGTACTATCTGCTGTTTGAGAAAATAAACCATAGTTGTTTCCTGGGATATAATTAATTGAGGTAAGTGTAGTATGTTTTGTTATACCATCCTGAACAATGGCAAATAGTTCAGCTCCTGTTAAGGCATTAGCTGTAGGTAATTGGGAAATAGGTAAATTAGGCATAATGTTATACTGTTACATAAATAAAAGATCCATCTTCTTGTAAGATAGAATAATAATCTAAGTATTCATCGCTATTAATGTAAGATTCTTCTTGAGCTAAAAAACCAACAATATTAGAATGAGGTGCTTTATTTTGAGTACTTATCCAATTTTGTCTTGCTTCACTTAATTGAAACAAATATTGGTTATAATAATTAACTTGTTCTTGAAGAGGTAATTGATAAATATGCGACAATTGAGTAAATTGAGGCCAAGTTATTTCTTCAAAAATATTAAACATAAAGATTATTTATTATACATATGAAAAAAAGCCCCGCTTTCGCGGGGCTTCCTTTCGAAAATTAATCCTAAGTTACTTCAGATTAGATGGTGTTTAAACCATTGATGTAAATCTTACCGTAGAATTCAGGACGTAACATCTTCTTAGCGTAACGAGTCAAGAGACCTTTACGTGGAGTAAATGTATCTGGATCGTACACTAGAGGAGTCATAATTAATGGAATGTATGGAGCGAATACAGCACCTGTTTCCAAGAACTGAGAACCTCTATAACCCATAAGGATTAAGTTTTCAGTCATGTAAGGGTTTTTGTAAACTTTGTAACGACCATTAACTGAACCAACTTTCTGTACACCGAAAGCGTATTCCATTTGATCAGCTTCACCGTTATTAGTAGAAGCAAATCCTGGGATTGACTCAAGGATAGTAGCGATTGTTGGAGAAGTTACTAAGAAGTTAGCACCTCCACGTAAAGTCAACTGGTGGATTTTGTTAGATACTTTTTGGATTTTAGTACCTAATGTTTGGAACCACTGACCTTGTGTGTTGTAGAACGCTTGTGTTGTTGCAGCAGCAGCAAATGTATCAGATGCTGGGTTGTAAACTGTGTTGTTTACAGCTGACCAATATTCAGTAGCAGCAGCAGCATCTTCAATCAACATATCTAAGATTTCAAGGTCAATTTCCATTGAAATGTACTCAGACATGATGTTTGTTAATTCAGCTTCAGCATCGATGTTTTGGTAAGCAGCTAAATCTTGTGCAAATTCAGGTGTCCATACTGCCTTCAATTTCTTGGTTTTAGCAGTGATGGCTTGAGATTGCATTCTTACGTTAATCTCAGGGATAACGATGTCAGTAGCTGACGCAGCGTTAGGAACTGCAAAAGCACCTTCAGCTTCGAAATCACCACGACCTGATTGGTTACCACCGATAGCAGATGTTTGGTTGTTACCTGAAGTTACGTTAATACCATCTTGGTTACCTGATTTTTCGTAGAATACAGTTACTGCTGAACCTGAGTTAGGGATACTAGCAAAGTTAGATGAACCAGTAAAGAAGAAAGCAATTGTACCAGCTGTGTAGTTGTAATTTGTAAAAGCAGGTAATAAAGTAGTTGCATTAAACAATGAACCTGTAGTTAATACAAAACCACGTGTTGCGTCTTGATCAAATGAAGGAATTGTTGAAGAACTAATCGTAAATTTGTAAATTTGACCAGCAGCTACAGAAGCTGAATAAGTAGAATCGAAATTTAATTCAGCCCAAGAAGCAGATACGATTGAACCTGTACCTGTTGTTGCATTTGGTGCAACACCTGTTAAAGATGAAGTTAAATTTGCAGATGCTGTAAATTGGTTAGTTGCGTAAGTGAAACGACCCTCAGGACCACCATATAAACCACCTTCAGCAGCTGGAGTAGAGAATGGGAATTGAGAAGCTGTGTTTCTGTTACCATATAAAGATGAACCAGCAGTGAAAGGTGTCTTATTATTACCATATTGGAAATCTAAGAAGAACACAAGACCTGAAGGCATGTTCATTGGTTGAACTGAAACGAATTCTTTAGCTACGATAGTACCGAATACTTTACGTACTAAAGGAAGAGCAATACCAGCCCAGTTCTCACCTTGTCCACCTGAAGTGAATGATGAGTTTGAAGAGATAGTATTGGTTTCAGTTACTAATTGTTTAGCTTGGTTTTCTAACAAGATAGACATGTTATTTTTATCAAGCTCGGTAAGACCTTCAAGAAGACCGGTTTTGGTCCACTTTCCAGCCAATCTTGCAGCGTCGCTTTGAAGTGACTTCCATGAGCCAGCTGCGCTTTCGAGTAATTGTTGTACTTGTGACATTGTTTTTGTTTTGTTTTTTAAATTTGGTTTTAAATTATTTTTTAATACCGGCTAACATTTGCCATCTAGCAAATTGATCGTTAACTTCTAGAATTGGAGATTTTGTTGGAGCAATACCAGCAGCTTTAGAAGCACCACCAATCATTGATTCAGTTACAGAAGATTTTCTTTCTTTAACTTCAGTTGACAATGTTTCGTATACTAATTTAGCTTCTTTTACAGTAGTTGCTTTATCAAAAGCTTCCAATACTTTTGACTTTTGACTTTCAGTTAAATTCTTAGCTTTAAAGATTTTATTAACGTAAAGAAGTTTTGAATTTAAAAGATTGATTTCGTTAAGTTCTGATTTTAACTCTTCCATTTCTTTTTTCATTTCGTCAACTTCAACTTCTGCCATAGCTCCTACTTTTTTACCTTTAACAAGGTCTTTAACACCTCTGATTTTATCTTCAGCATAAGCAGCTATAATAGACATTAAAGGAACACCAATAGTACCTGCAATAGCAGCTAAAATAGCTTGTGTATCTGAAATGTTCATTGCACCGATGTCATAAATTTCTTTGACTCTCTTTTTGTAGTCTTCAACGCCTTCTTCTTCAGCAGTGTCTTTTTTGTCACCACGTTTAGCAGCAGGAACGTCTCCTTTATTACCACCGTACTTTTTTCTTTCCATTAACTCAGTTTCTTCTTCATCTTCGATTTCAACTTCGTCATCTTCTTCTTCACCTTCTACGTTACCCTCTAGCTCGCCAGCGGATACCATATCAGCGATTACTGATTCGATAAATGATTTTAGGTCATCTTCAGACATATTTTCAAGATCGATTTCTTCATCTTCTTCTTCAGTCTCTACTTCTTCTTCTTCAGCTACATTGCCGTGAGCAGTAGGGCCTTTAGGGTCGTTGATCAAGTCATCTTCACCTTCCATCATGTCTTCTTTTTTTCCTTCTTCCATATCATCGAGTTCTCTTAAAAGTTCATCAAGGTCCATTTCGTCAAGTTCTTTACCTTCTTCCATTTCATCTGCTTCATCCATTGTTTCAGCTTCATCCATTTCTTTGGCTTCGTCCATATCGAAATTTTCCTTCATTTCCTTTTCGTCTTTTTTAGCTTCTTCGATTTCGGCTTCATCCATATCGTCCATTTCAGAAAGCTTTGCAGCTAACTTTTCTCTTAGATAAGGGGTGAAAGCTTCTTCCAAAGCAGCTTTTGCATTTGCAATAGCAGTTTCTTTAACAGCTTTTGCATCAGCGATTGCTTCTTTTAGCAGATCTCTGTTCATACTTTTTGTCCTCAAATTAAATGTTGGAAATACGCTTATTGGTAACGATTGTCGAAGCGTAATAAAATTTATTAGCGTGATGCGATATAAGAAAATCGCATATTACGAATATACATATATGGGGATTCTTTAAAGTCGCCTGTTGCATTAAAAAAAGACCCGCAAGCAGTTCTTATGGTATGCTTACGGGTACATTTATTGCCTAAGGTAGCAGGCGTCTTAGAGAATGGGGCAAGTCCCATTAGCGCAAAGTATTTCTGTTAATATAGAATTTACTTTTGCAAATTTATTTTCGGGAAGATTTTCTTTACCTTCTTTTACCAAATGCATATATGAACCTGGGTTTGAAGGGGTGGAAACGAAATCCCAACATAATAATTCGAAATCGTCTTGTACTTCTAGAGTTTCACCAATTTGTTTTAATGAACCCATTCCACGAGATGATACGCCTACTGTTACGTTATTTTCAATTAATGCTTTTAAAATATTACCAGATACTGTAGGTAAAATTTCTAATTTACCTATTACTTTATCTCCATCCCACCAAATATCTCTGATGATATGAGATACATTTTTAAGGTTAATAATTGAAGATTCAGGGTGATCTAATTCACCTGTTGCTCTATTTTCTTTAACAACATCTTGATATTTAGAAATTTCTCTTTCCCACAATTCTTTTGGATAATATCTTCCATTCCCGTTTTTAACTTCGGCAGTAGCAAGTATCCCTTCAACTAAAGGATTACCAGAAGGTGCTTTTAAACCTTCAATTAGTTGTATGGGGGCAACTGAAAACGGGATAGTTTCAATTAATACTTGTTTCATGATTTGTTATTTGTCTAAATCGCCGTAGCCACTTGATTTATATTTTCCTTTTGGTGCTTTAGGTTCGCCACCACCAACAAAATCTTTAGTGTATCCAATACCTTTAACACCAAATGAAGCATTTGTATGGTAATAATTAATATCTTTAGCCATGTTTTTAGCAACAATAGCTTTTAATTCATCAACTGTTTTTTTAGCATTTTTAGGATCAGCCATTTCGGTTAAATAACCTAACAAAAATGATTGACCATAAAGGTTATCAATATTTTTAGGATCATTATTATCGAATTGATGATCTAAAGCTGCTTGAACATCTTTATCAATTTTTTCGAATGAGTTTTGGTCACCGTATTCTTTTTTATCTTTAACACCTACTGCTTCTTCAATTTTTTCATTGAAAATTTTAAACCAGTTAGGTTGGGCTTTAGATTGAGTAACAATACCACCTATAGCTTCACTTAAAAGACTTTTACTTTTTAAAATATTTACAGCAGCATTAAAATCATTACCATGAGCAATATATTCAGGAAACATATTTCTAGCCATTTTAAGGAAATGGTCTTTATTACCTTTTCCTTCTTTTATAAGTTGATATTCTTGTTGTAAGGTTTTCATCTGTTATAAATATTATGTGTATAAAATTACGGGTGCACTACCTGCAGCTAAACTACAAGAAGTTATAAATAAAGGAATAGTAGCTCCTGCAGGAATGGTGAATGATACACCAGTTGCTTCTATAATTGCTTGATTTGCTTGTAATCCGTTCCCGTACTTAAATGCAGAAATTGTTGATCCGGTTGGTGAAGCTGCCGATCCAGTTCCCAAGGAAATTATTCCAGCAAAAGATCCAGTAACTGAATTTCCTGCTGTTAAAAGTACTCCACCAAAATTTATTGGTATATTTGCCATATTATTGTTTTTTAAATAAGTCTATTAAATCGTTTAAATAATCATTTGCTAAATCTGTTCCATAAACAACAGAAAATGAATTTGGATTTTCTCTGTAGTAATCCATTGTATCATGTTTTGCTGCTTGTAATAAAGGAATTAAAGCATTTAATTTTTTTTCTAAAGTATCAAATCCTTCTAATCTATCTGTTATAAATTTTCTTTTATCAGGATCTGTAATGTTAATGCCATTAAGAAAATCTTCAACATCTGTTGCTTCCATTACTCGTTTAACTTCAATACCTTTAGCTTTTTTATTTAATTCTTTTTGATTAACTAATTTGTATTTAAAGTCTTTAACATAAACATTATCTTTAACACCTTCAGGACCTGCTTTAGGACCAGGACCAAATGTTGCTCCAGGACCTTCATTTACTTTTTTCCATCCAGCTTGCGTATAAGCGCCATATGTTGATTTGCGAGGAGATGGACCTGTATGATTTTCACCTTCTCCACCCGAAATAAATCCTGAGTTTGAGGATATGGTATTATCTTCTGCTATCATTTTAATTCTAGCATATTCTTCAGGATAATTTTTTCGAACATGAGTACGTAACTCATTAAATATTTTAGTTAATTCTTGCTGGAGTTTTAACATTGTAGAATCTGAACGGAGGGCTTTGTTTCTAACTAAAGAATCCATAAATTCTTTAGATTTTTTTAAATTTCTAAATACTGAAGTAAAATCGGGAGTGTCTTCAATATCCCAAGTAATTCTACCTGTTTCAGGATCAATATCAGTAACTGTAGATTTTGTACCTTTACTGTACTCTACATCACCAATTTTTAATTCCTTTAATTTATATTTAAACTTATCCATTTGATTTAACAAGTTCTTCTAATAATGAAAAATATTGTAACAAATTAATTAATTCATTATCACCAACATTAGATACTTTTCTTAAAGGTGATAACATATTATTAACTTCTGTTATTTTAATTTGAATAGCTTTATCTTTAATATTAGGAGTAAGTTTAGTTAATTCTTCTTTAATTTGTTGAATTTTATTATTATAAAATTCTTTTAATTTTGGAGTTGAATCAACTGAATTGATGAATTCTTTTAAAACTTCTTTTTGGTAATTATTCAAGGTAGCATATTTACCATTGAATTTTTCTAACATTACTTTGTAAGTTAAAATACGTAAATCTTTATCGTATGATTGAAATTCTGTCATTAAATCATCTTCTACTTTTTGTTTATCAACAATACGTGTTGTTAAACTTTCTAAAATAGCAATTTTATTGTTGATTATTTGATCAGGATTTGATAAATTTTCACTATTATAAATCTCAACTAATGTATATAAAGCAGCATGTATTTTATAATTTGGTAATTTTGTTTTAAAGAACTCATCTAAATTATAATATTCAGATATTTCTTTAATCAAATTATATTTTTGTCTTTTTAAAGCACCTCTGTTTAAATTTTTAGAGGATTCAATAACTGAATTAATTACAACTTCTGCTTTGCTTTCTGTAATATTTTTATGCTTGGATAGAGTTTCATACAATTTGTATTCTCTTCCTAATTCTGTTTTAACAAAATATTTTTTTAGAATATTGGTTGCTTTTGAATCTTTTCCTGACAAAGTATCTGAAGTAATTTGTCTTACTAAAAGTTCAAACAGAATTCCAGTATTCTTGTACTTAGAATGTTTTATATTCATCCCTATAGGTTTTATTATAAATATATAAAGATTTTTATTCTCTTATTTGATTTTCATCTAATAATGAAGATTTCGGTTTATCCTCATTAAATGAAATTTTTTTAACTACACTTTCAATTAATGTTTTATTTTTAAGATAAACTTGTTTAGCTTCTAATGCTAGTGGAGAATCACCTTTATATTCTGGTTTGATTGAGTCTGATTCGTTATCGTCTTTTTTCATTCCTTTATTACCTAATCTATCTTTACCGAAATTATCATCTTGAGTATTTCTAGTAGTTGATTTTTCTTCAGGACGACCCATTTTTAAATCATCTCCGTATCCTACAGGAACATTATCTGGTTCAGAATATATTCTTCCTTTACCATAAAGTGAAGCTAAATCGTGTGGTGTACCATATGATTTACCTGTTACTTTAGGATCATTACCTTCTTCTTCTAATTGTTTATATCTAAAGGTACGTTTTTGGTCTTCAGCTAATAAATCTCTATATTCATCGTACTCATCTTGGCTAAAGTTAAATATATGATCATAAATCCAATCAGTAGGTAATAACTTAGTTTCCATAATCTTTTGAGCTAAGTCTACTTTTTGAGTTAATAATGCTATTTTTTCTTGGTCATATATAATTGATGGACCCGTTAAATCTAATTCAAAATTAGTTAATTCTTCACCAGTGTATCCTTGCGAATATAAATGAACTAACGCGATCTTATATAACTCTGATAGAACAATGCGTTGTATACGGTCAATTGTGCGAGCAAAACGTATATCTTCAGCGGCTAATGTTGCTTTACCAGTTAAATCTTTTTCATAGCCCATAAATGCTTTAGGCACCTTAAGGGCAGCAAATAATTTATCACGTAAATAAGTAACATCTTGAATTCCATCATATTGTAAACCAGGTGTAGTTTCAATTTTAGTTGATGTATCATTTCCACGAATTGGAATATAAAAGTCTTCCAATAAGTTTTGCATGTTATATTTTAAATTATACTCACCGGTTTGACTATCCATTAATGGAGTACGTTTCATAGTAGAAATAGTTTTCTGCATGAAATTTTCTACTTCATTAGGAGGAATTGAACCAACATTAATATAAAATATGCGACGATCAGGACTACGAGAAATTCTATGGATTAACATAGCATCCTCCATTAAAACGTATTGTTTAAAGATACGACGAGCAGGTTCTAAATATGAACGACCATAAGGAAGATAATTAACATCTGTTAATAATCTAAAATGAGCCATCTCATAATTATCAAAATAAATACCGGGTTGGTTATCTTGGTATTGACCTAATACTGGAGTACCATAATAACCTGAACCACCAGCATAAATACCTTCTGGGGAATATCTAAATCTTACAGCATTTGGATGTTCTTTATCATAATTTTCTTGTCTTTCAATATGGTAAGCAGTGTATGGGATTACATTATAAACTCCATATTTTTCTGCGATTTCCATTTTAAGGAAAAAGTCACCATATTTACACATTTGGCGAATCCAAGACCATAAATTAAATTCGATGTTTAATACATCATAAAATAAATTATAAAGGATTTGTTGTACATCTTCGTTATTTGATTTAATACGAAGTACTTCTCCCATATCATTTTTTAATGTACTTTCATCAGCTATAATATCAAGGGCAGAAGCAACAATAGCATCATAATCCATATTATCATAGTCTGAATAGACCATGGTTCTTAGGTATTGCCAATTTATATTAATCTGGGAACCTAAAAGTGAAGTTGATGCTGGGGAGTATAAGCGATTATATCTATCCATTAATGAATTTGTAGCTACATCCCCGGATTGTTGGATAGAATCTACATCCATTACTTTTAATTCATTTCCACCTACGTTTCTTACGATAACATCTGTTGAAAACAAACGTTGTAATCGGGTGAATAAACTAGTATCTGCCATTGTTTTTTAATTCGTTATATATATAAATATTATAACAACCATCTAATATCCTCAAATCCACCATCTGTTTTTATTTGATATGGATTTTTTGGAGCATTTAAGTTGTAAGCACCAACATACGTACTCTTACTCATATTACCAAGCGTAGCTCGAGTCATATCATGAGATTGTTGCTGGAATTTTAGTGAGGTATCTCTTAGGTACATTCCAATGCCAAAGCTCATTACTAAATCATCATTATAACCAGATTGAGCTTCAGGTCTACCATTTTTCCAAATAAATACTTTCATTTCTTCTAACAAACGTTTTGAACGAATTGTTACAGAACGATCACCAATATATTCTCTAAATTTATTTACAACTAAAGGTCTTGTTCTTAAGGACATTGTAAATCCAGGTGTCATTTCAGAACCACCTTCAAATACTCGCAGATAAGATTCAGCTGTTAATTGGTCAGATTTTGGTGAATGATATAAATTTCTATATCCTCTTTCAATTACAGCATCTAATGTTGCCCATCCAATTGATGCATTTTCAATTACCAACATTGCATTATTATATTCGGATCCTAATCCAACTAAAAAATATCCAAATTCTTTAGGGGGAAGTTGTCCTTTATATTCAGCAACTTGTGTGTTAGTTGCAATATCAATTACGTGACACGCAGAAGAGTCTTTACCATCACCTCGGGCTACGTCAGCTACTATTATATATTCACGTGTATAATCTGCTGGTTCCCATACCCATAAATTTTGGTCGGCTCCTCTACGTTCAAGTGGTTCTTTTATTGTTGTTTCTTTTATAAAATCAACCCATTCAGGATAAAATACCACATCACCTGAGGTACTAAAATCACAGTCACATTCTTGAGATGCTAATCTAGGGTCACCTAAAAGTTCATCTTGGCGTTTTCTCCAAGTTTCATCTCGTTCAGGATGAACGTACCAAGGTAGCTTGATAGGTAAAAAGTCGTTCTCTGCTGATTCCGCTGATACCCATGTTTTGTGGAACCAATTCCCAGTTCCATACGGTGTTGAAAGTACTATTGCTCCACCACCCGTTGCTAGTGTTTGTTGTGCTGATGCCCATATTTCTCCGATTTGTTCAATGAAAGCTGCCTCATCGACTATTAGTAAAGATACTGCTTCTGATCGACCAGCATCACTACTTGCTGAGGTAGCTTTGATTTGTGATCCGTTACTTAATCTTAATGTTAATTTATTATGTTCGTCTGCTGATATTTTAAGCCATGAAGGTAAATTATCAAACATAAACTTAACCTTTGTAACCATGTTTTTAGCAGTTTCTTGCTTAGTTGCAATACAAAGTACGTTTTTATCTTTATGAAATAACATTAACCATAAAGAATAACCTGCTGCTAGTGTTGATATACCTAACTGGCGAGATTTTAGTACGATTGAATATGGATTATCTCTAAATAAACGTAGTGTTTTTTCCTGGAAAGGGTATAGGTTAAATAATACTCTACCTCTTTGTGGGTGTTGAATGTGGCAATATTTTTTCATAAAATGCGCAGGATCTGCTGCACATTTTAAATACTCTTCACGTATTATTTGCCTTAAATCGGGTTGTTGACTCATAACAATATTAAAATTAAAGCAATAGCATTCAAACCAGCAACTCCCCAAGCAATTTTGGTTTTAGTTTTCTGTTTTTGAAATTGTTTGTCTTTAATTTTGATTTCAGAATCCTTATTTTGGATAATCTGTTTAAAACTTACTTCATTTTTTTGATATAAATGAATTGTACTATCTTGTTTAACAATAACAGAATCTTGGTTTGTAACTATTTGAGTTAATAAAAGAGTTGAATCTCTAGATATATCTAATTGGGTTAGTAAAAAATCTCTTTCAGTTTTTACTAATAATGCTCTTTTTAATGATTTACAAGGAACACAACAAGTGCTATCATTGGAAAGCGTTTGTGAATTCGCTAATAACGGCAGCGTTACTAAGAGAATTAATGCGATTAGATTCTTCATTGTATTTTTGTTTATTTTTTTTAGCTTTAATCTTTAAAAGAGCTAATTTCTTTTTATCTTCTTCTACTTTAAGTTTATATTCTTTAATTTCTAAAGATAAAGAGTGGATTATAACTTGATTCGAATCAATATTAGCTTTTAAAGAATCATTTTGACGATGAAGACTTTCGATTTTATTTTTATAGTCTATATTTTTAGCATAATTAATATTATTGTATATAATTACAACAATTAATATTACAGTGGCATAGCTAAGAATTTGATAAATGTATTTCATTATTCTTCACCGTCATCATCCATTGAAGGATTAATCATAGCTTCAATTTCTTTTTTAAGCTTAGTTAAATTCTTTAATTGACCAACGTATTTTTGCTTTTCAGCACCTTCAGCTGATTTGTATTTATTTACAATAGATTTCATCTGCTTAACTACCTCACCATATTTAGACTGTAATTTAGCAATTGAAGCATTAGCTGCGATATCCTTAGCTGTAGGTTCAGTATCAAATTCTTCTTCATTTTCTAAAGTAACAGTTCCACCTGCTTTTAAAGTATTAACAGGAGTTACTTTATCTTTTGAAGCAGAAAATTTAGGATCTTTCTGGAGGTCATCTACAGCTCCTGGTCCTACATAAGTAGCTTCGGATAATTCATTTACAATAAGTTCTTTAATATATTCTTTAGCTTCAGATTTTTTCATTTGTAAAAATATTTTGTTATAAATATTACAAAGAAAGGGCAGATTTCACTTGTGCAATACGTTCTTCAGTAGAACCACTAATAATTGTATAATTTTTAAATTTATATTTATATCGTTTAATTATATTCTGGATTATAAAATCAATTAATTCACGATATTCTAGATCAGTTTCACGAACACCATTGTCTTCCATATCAACTCCTTCAGGAGAAACATAAAAAATATAATCATATTCAGATAATAAACGTGCCGCTAATGTTTGAAAATCATCGGCTTCATGATAATCAATTGATTTAGCTGCTTTAGTAAATGCCATAACATCAATAATAGTACGGTCTGTAATAATATTTTCGCACATTAATTCACTAGCTCGCTCAGCCAAAAATACAATTTGACCTTTAATTGTTGAATCTGTGTTTAATGGGATACCTAACTCCATTAAATACTTTGAGCGTTCAGTTCTAAATTGATAATCTTTAAATTCAGGTAATTCCTTCAACGCATTTACAAGCGTTGTTTTACCTACTGACATTGTTCCGCAAAAACCTATTTTCATCCTTGTGAATCTCCTTTTTTAACTCGATAACTATCTTCTTCAAAATGTTTTGTTGATACTTCAAAAATTGTAGCTTCATCGGTAAGTGCCATTAATTGATGAGGTTGACCACGTTCTAAATCTACAACATCTCCTTCTTTAAGCCACACTACTTTTGTTTCTGCTGTTTCAGTATTAATCCATCTATATTCAAATTCTCCTTTAGCTACATACCATGATTCTTCTTTAATCAAATGATAATGCATTGAAAATTTTTTACCTTTTTCAAATACAAGGAGTTTACCACAATAAGCATCATGATTTACAATCCAAAGTTCATGACCCCATGCTTTTTCATATCTATCTCCCTTGCGGGGAATTGGTTCATATTTGTGTCCCATTTTAAAATCTATTTGTTTGTCCTTTTAATCCAGGATTTTTATACCAAGGTAATCCTTCTCTTTCCTTGCGAGCTTGTCTCCACTCTTCTTCTGTTTTTTTAATACCATTAAGATAATATTCACGTTTACGATTATCACCTTCTGGTATTAGTGCCGGACCTTCCCAGTTATGAAGTTTATTATCGAAAACATATGCTATTGTACCATCTACTTTAGTAAGTTTCTTTGATGGGGTGTACTTGTGGTTTGATTTTTGTTCCATATTAAAATAAATCTCCTGTTCCTTGTTCGTAAAGATACAAATCATTTTTATGTTCTCCAAGTATAGATTCACAAACATAAATTGCTTGTGCTCCTGATACTGTAATACCTCGTGCTGATAAAGCATCACCTACAAAGTGTACATTTGCATAATCAGCTAATGCTAAATTACTATAATCTACTTTAACTTCAGGTGATAGATATTTTACTTCAGGAATATAAATACCCCAATCGTCTTGTAATGTTGGGAATACTTTTTTCATGTCTTGAATAAAATCCATAACATATTTAAAGTAACCTTCCATAGCAGGTTCAACAACATGAGCTAATGTATCTAAACTAATTTGAGTTGCTGTTACACCATTACCTTCAGATGTAGTTGATGGTTGACGAGATGGACTATAATATAAACCAGTACCATTTGCTTGTACTTTATTTACTACATCACGTGACCATTTAAACGGATCTTCAATACCATTAATTTCCATTAAGATACCGAAATTAGTCATATTATTTCTATATGCTTCGTCTTTCTTAGCATGTCCATTATATGAATGATCACCATATGTTTCCTCTACAGCAACATAAGCAGCATTATTATTTGTACAGAATGAACGTAATGAAACTCCTTCATCTTCAAATTTTCTATATAACTTAAAGTCATATGAAATATCGATTAGTTTTTGAAAGTGTTTTTGTGGTGCTTCAAATCGAACTCCAATTTGTACTGATTTGGGTTCATCTGGGAGTTCGTATTGGTGGGCTAGCTCTTGAGCAAAATCAATGCCTGATTTACCTACTGCAAATATAAGTTCATCATATATTAAAGATTTAATTTTTCCTAGTTTAACAGGTAAAGAAGAATAACCTAATGAATTTTTATTAAAATTAACATCAGTTACTTTAGTTTCCCAAATAAACTTTACACCTTTTTCAACTAAATAATCATACCAATTTTTAGCAATTTCAGATAGATAATCTGTACCTACGTGCCATACTGGGAATAAGCGTAAACCAAAATAGGGTTTGATAAATTCAGGTTCTGCTTCAGGATTTGAACATTGTACTTCTTCTGGTTTAGGGTGGAAACGTTTGAAATTGGTAATGACTTGATCCATCAATTCCATTGCTTTTTCCTCACCACAATATTTTGATAGTTGACCTCCAATTGCTGTGTGATAAGTCAATTTACCATCAGACCAACCTCCAGCACCTAAGAAACCTGTCATTACTTCTTCAGGTTTACGTTGGTATGGATCTTTACCCATATCAATTACAGTGATCATTTCACCAGGATAACCGTTATCAACAAGTTTTGTTGCTGCATTTACACCTGCTACTCCTGCTCCTACAATTACTATTTTTTTCATTTTATAATCAGCGTTTAATATTTAAATATACATAAAAAAAGTGGCGTCTCCAAATTGGATGACGCCACAGCTGTCAAGTTTTTAAGAAAAATCGGCGGGCTATGAATCCGCCTATAAATTAAGCAAATAAACCTGAAATGAATTGTTTAATTTCACCTCCTTTAACAGCACTTAAAGCTGTTTCTAAAGTAGCTAAAGATAAATTTTTGGCTTGGAGTGCTTTAACGGCTGTTGCTCCTGAAGCAACCAAGAAAGTAGCTACAATTACGTGAAAAATACCATTTGCTATTTTTTTAGCTTTAGTTTCATCTTTAACGAATTTTTTAACAACTGCTGTTAAAGGAACCATATATAAATGATGTAATTCATCAGCAATTTTACCTAATTTAGTCATCCATTGTTGATAAGCATCTTGATCGGTTGGTTTTTTACCTAACATTTTATTAACCATATTACCAGCTGCTTGACCAAATTTAGCAACTAATCCCATAATAGCGGGGAGTGCAATAGCAATACTAGCTACTGTTAATAAACCTTCGTTAGTTGTTTTTGATGCTTTAGCTAATTCAGTATCCATAGTTTTTAATATAGAAGACATTTCATCTTTTACATCATCTACTACAGCTTGTTCTTTATCATCTAAGTTAATATCAACTTCTTTTAAATTTTTTTCTAACTGTCCCTCAGCTAAAAATTTTCTTAAATCAAATGCGTCTGCTTGTTTCACGATTTGTGTATTTTTAATTTTAATGTTCCTGTTCCTTTGATTACACGATGCCACTCATGTTTTGATATAAATATGGGTGAATTTATAGAAGTTGGTAGTTGATTATCAAGTTGCAATTTCCAATCTGTTTCTCCAATTATTTCAACTGTTCTATTTTCATTATCACGATGCCATAAAAGTTCTATTGGATCTATATTTTCGTTAAATTCACGAATAATATATTTGTCAGTAACTTTTATGTCTGTGTATGGTTTACTCATCGTAATTAAATTTTGTAGCATTTGCTGCTGTCCATCTATCTTGATTTTCACATATCCATGTTTTGGTAGAAAATCTAAAATATGGAATTTTTAAATTTGTTGAAGAGGTTTGTGATTGATGTTTCCAAATAATTCTATTATTAGGTTGAGCAGCAAATTGACCATTATCTAATTTAATAATATTAAATGATTTGTGTTCATTTGGTGTTTCAGCCCATGAAATATCTAATTCATTTGGGTCTGAGGAGCATGAGTCTATAGTAAATAGGTAATATCCAGGGGCTCTAGTTTGGTCTTTCATTACTACTTCACATCGAGCGTTTCGTAGTCTTTGTTTTTTAACTACAGTTATATTATATGAAAAACAATCCCATAATTGAAGCCAATCTAAAGGATATAATTCATCTTCTTTTATATCTGTTTTCCAAACATAAGCATGTAAAGGTAATTTATCGTATAAAGCACCATAATCATGTATTAATGATTCAAAATATAGTGCTTGATTAGGAATAGATTTAGTAGATATCCAATGAGCAGATTCAAATTCCCCTTTTCCAAGAGGATTTTCATTTTCATCTACTTGGAAATCATACAAAAATTCTTTTCTAATAAAAACTTCTATTGGGGGGATATTTGCTATTAAATAGCTCATTTATTTTTTATTTCGAATTAATAATTCACCTAAAACCTCTAAACGACCAACCTCTCTTTGAAATTCGATTTGAGTCATATCTAATGAAATTTTTTTATAGGTTTCTTTAAATTCTTTTTCAGCTTCTTTAAAGTCCATTTTACCTTCATTTGCCTTTTTATAGTAAGGAGCTTTTACTTTAAAGTGATGCCAAGTTAAAAGTGCTAATCCACCTTTTTTTTCTGCTGTTTCAGCTATTTTAGCAGCACCCTTGCCTCTAATATTAGCAAATTCCTCAAAAGTTTCCTTAAGTTTTTTTGCTTCGTTTATTAAATTAATTAATTTTATCATTAATTATAAAGTTTATATAATTTATTTAATTATTCCAAGGAGGAGTTAAAGATATTATAGTAGGATTTATTTGTTCGTTTATGTTATTTTGTAATAAATCATAAATTTCTTGAACACCTACAACTCCAAATGTATCTTTTACCCATGTAATTACTTGTTCCTCTGTTAAAGATTCATATAAGGTAAAACTATTAGGATTTGGAGATGGAAGAATTAAAGATCCTTGTAATTGAAAAGAATATTCTATTTCTTCTATAATTTCTATTGCTGTACATTTCCAATGTGCTTTATACACTACATTAGATAAACCATTTTCATTAGTTTTACATTCTAAACTTGATATTGTCCAATTTATTTCCATAATATATTACATTATACCTCCAACAATATTATTAGCTATATTTTCAGCAATTAAAAACATTGTACCATTCGAACCGGCAATAGGTTGAATTTGTGCCGATGCACCACCAGCACTTATAGCTACGTTAAATGTAGTATGTCCTGCTGCTGTAGTGCTACCACTAAAAATAATATGACGTTGAGTTGCGTTTGTATTTCTAATCCAAACTCTAACTTGTCTTCCTGAAGACAGGTTACTAATAATTAAACTTCGGGTTGTGGTAAAAGAAGCTACCCAATATAAGGATTGAGTTAAAGAAGCATCAACTGTTACATTTCCATCTGTGGTCCGTGAAAAACCAGCTAGAGAATCTCTATTTAATATACCTGCTCTAAGTTCACCTGTTGAAGGATTAAAAGTTAAATTAGAATCACTATAAAAAGATTCTCGTGCAGGAGAACCAGGGTTAGCATCAACAAATGTAGGATAAAAAATTGCATTAGTGTTATTTTGAACTACTAAACTTTGAGATGAATATAATCCCCAAGAAGATGTATTAGCTATTGAAGATGTTACTGTAAGATTATTTGTAGTTGCATTATATGTAAATGTAGAACTATCAACTCTAGGTAACCGACCCCCAGATGTACTATCTACAAATACAGGGTAATAAGGTCCTGTACCTGTTGAGGTATTAGTTATATTGATAGTTGATGATGTGTTAGCTAATGATGATGTAATAGCTACTCCGTTTATTGCTGTAACTCCCATAATTTATATTTTATTTACCAAAAACCTGAAAAGTTTGATTTTAAACCTAATAATTTAGCATATCGTGGTAAACGACATGACCAATATGATGCTTTTGTTCTATCATTACGAGTTGAACATTTATGTCTTTTAGCAAAAGCAGTTCTTGCTTTTGAATTATTAATTTTTGCTTTTAACCCACCTGAACCAAAGCGTACTGTTTTAATTCGTTTGGTTTTAGGATCACGCACATATACTTTATAAGCTTTACCACCTGATGTTGAACGCATTGGTTTTCCAATGGGTGGGTCTTTCTTTTTGGTTTTAGCTTCATTTAAATTGAATTCCTCATCTTCCATAATAAAATCTAAAGGAACACGAGTACCATCTTCTAAGATACCATATTCACCTAAATTAGTTTCAGTTAAAATAGATAAATCATCAGCATTGGTTACTTCAATTATACCACGAGAATATAAAGTACGTGCTTCAGCCCATAAATTAAAATAATTTGATGAACCTGCACGATATACATGTTCTGTAAGCGGTTTTTTATTGTCTATATGGTATTTTAAACCCTCAGACAATATCTCACGCGGTGCTAAATTTTCATTTAACATAAGCGCAGGTTTTTTAGTATCACAAGTATTGCATCCGCAGCTACACATATATTTTTTATTATAAATATTAATATGCTTTAATAAATACAGAACTTATATCGCTCTGGCTTTTAGCATAGTTTATCAAGGAAGATATAAATATGTTTCTTTGTCTTTTAGGAGCAGATGATACTATATCAATAAGATTAAGTGCTAAAAATTTTGAATATTTTTTATCATCTCCTGCTTCTTTATAAAAATTATCGAATTCACCTTGAACGTGTTTTTCAAATAAATTTTTAAATTCAGTTTCAAACTCAGGGGTTGGATTTTTAACTAAATTTCTTACTTCAGAAGGGTCTTTAGTTTGAGGTAATCCTACTTTAGATAATAATTGATTAACTAATCCTAAAGATACTTTACCGTGTTTTGCCTCAGTTCCAATAATTTCACCTTGAAACCCAGACATATTTTCAAATGTTCTAAATTGAATTTTACCACCTGAGTAGTTAATATAGGCATCTTTGGATTTATCACTTGAAGATACACTTTCGTAAGTATATTGTTGTTTAGGAGAATCGTTAACAACATCAATTTTAGCATCTGATGTTTTCTTTAAAGATACTCCTATCAATTTATTAGAATCAAATAATTTTTTAATTAAAGCATTTAATTCATTAATTTCAGTAGGAAATTCTGTTGACTTAACTTCAGGATTAACCATCCAAATATCAGCAGGATTCCATTTATTTATATTTCCAGTTTCACCTGATTCTTTTAATGCTAGTTTAGCTGCTGTATTTATTCTATCTACAAATTCAGAACCTCTATGAAATTCAAAATTACCAGGATATGAGGAAGCTAATTTATTTGCTATTGAAATAGAAGAAGTCATCCAATCTGGGTTAGAATTTAAAAATGATTCTATTTCTTCTATACTATTAGTAGTGTTTGAAGTAGATTTAGCTTTAGAATAATTTTCAGGAGTTAAATCTTCTTTTGATATATCTTTTCCTAAAACATTATATCTAATAGAATTAACTACTGCTTGTGCAGATTCAGCTAAAGCTGTATTTGCGGCACCACCTCCTGAACCTTTACCCCCACCAAATTCTGCTGATTTTTTTAATTTTCCTGAAGATAAAGTGACTGATGTTCCATTTGAATCTCCAGTTACTGTGATTTTTTTAGCTTTATTTAATGCTTGAATTAAATCGTCTTGAGATGAAGATTTATTAAAATCAACGCCATCAATATTAACTTTATTTAAAGTAATAGTTCCTCCATCTTCTAATTCAAAAGAACTATCATTAAACAATTTTTCAATAAATTTAGGAATACGAGGTGCTCTTTTTTGTAATTCAGCAGGTGTTAAACCTTCATTTACTTTTACATCAATATTAAATTTTTCTAATAATTGTTCCAATAAAAGAATATCCTGCTCATTATTCATGTCAGGATATCCTTTATCAAATTTATAAGAAAATTTTTTAAAAAATATGTCGAAAACGTTCATGTTTATGCTGTTGTTTCTTCTTCTTCAGCTGCTGGTTCTTCTGCTGCTGGTTCTTCTGCTGTTCCTTCAGCTGGGGCTTCTCCTTCTGCAGGAGTTGGAGCTCCATATGCTAACAATCTAGCAATAGATTCGGCAGCCATTTCTTCTTCACCTAAGTTTAATAAATAATATTTTTTACCTTCAACTTGAGCAATCCAACTTCTTTCAGTATAAATTAACATAAAATTTTCGTCGTTACCAAGTACAATTCTAAATGTTGTTGGACGAGGAGCAACCCATTCTATAGCTTTCATAAAGACCTCATACTGATCAGTTAAAAGATCTGTAATTATGTCTTTTAATTTTGGAAATTTAGTTAAAACAGGGAATTTTTCAGCATCAAGAGTAACCTCTCCACCTTTATCTAAATCGATGGTTTTAGCTTTATACGTTTTTTGTACAAGCATTTTGATTTTATCTCTTAATTCGCTTTTTTTCATTATTTAGACTTTAACTGCTTAACTATTTTTTCTGCTAAATAAGGTTTAATTATTTTTTCAGCTGTTTCAATTTTATCATCATTCATAGCTTTTCTTGCTTGTTTGATATTATTTTGATCATCAGCTGCTTTATTTTTTGGATCTTTTAAAGCTTTAGTAATTTTAGCAGCTAATTTATCTACTTTAGTTGTTTCACCTTCCATCATTGAAGCTTCAGGTTCATTCATATTAGATTCTTTACCTGTTAAGGTATCTACAGCAGCATCAATAGCTGGTTCTTTTAGTTCAAAGTCAAGATAATGTTTAGCTGAAACCATATTATTCATAGCAGTAGTTATTTTTGATTGCCACCAACCTGGGAAATCAATTTCTTGGCCTGTTTCTTCTAATTCATCAGTTATAGCATATAATTCCATAGCGTATTTTCCAATACGATATAGTTCTGCTTTAATCATATGTGGTTCATTATCTTCGTGACCTAAGTCGATATCTTCTTTCATTTCTCCTTTTGCTTTTTTGATAGCAGCATCACGCTTTAAAAGATAATCTTTAGAATCGATATCTCCGTCTCCGTCCATATCTTCTTTTTTACCTTCTTTTAAAGCAAGTTTGTCTGGGGCGTATTGGTTATAAAGATTTTTGGCTTCTTTACCATATCCCATAGCATCTAATTGTTTTACAAGTTTTAAAAGATTATCATTTTGGGCTTCTCTTTCAGGATTAATATAATCAGCCATGAAATACCACCAATCGTTAGTTTTTAAACCTTTCTCCAATTCATCCATCATCATAGATACTTGGCCTAGTTCTTGTTCTCCTTCATATCTATCAGCACCAACTTCAATATCCGCTTCTTGCATTAATGCTTTGCGAACCATTTCTTTAAGTTTATTTTTGTTTTCTGATTCTGCCATTTTTTTAGCTATGTTTGTTGCACGTCCATACATGACTGCTTCAGCATCTTTGCCGTAGCGTTTAACAAGAGCGGACTTGTTTTTCTTCAAGTCCTTAATTACTTTTTCTCTTGCTTCTAATTCGGCTTTTGTAAGCTTCTTTTCAGTTATATTACTTTTTGTCTTCATCGATTGACGCTTTTCTGTATTCG